ATGAAAAATGACGGTATAAAAGCAGTCATTATAAGGACAGGCTATGGCAGAGAATCAAGTCAGAAAGACAGTATGTTTGAAAGCCATTACAAAAACGCAAAAAGTGAAAATATGATGATTCTTGAGTGCATTAACAACAAATCTCTTGATATGCCGATTTATTATGATTTGGAAGATAATTCGCAAGTTAAACTCGGCAAAACAAAACTTACAGAGATTACAGAACTATTTTGTGAAACAATCAAAAAAAGCGGTTACAATATTAATGATTACAAAGACGGTTATGCAGGTGACGGCAGTAAAATTGATGCAATTAAAGTATATTACACAACTCCTGAAAATGTTGCAAACAGTATCGGCAAGTATCTTGTTGCAAAATACCGTGTATCAGAAATTAACAAAGAGTATTTTGATTGGCAGCACGATATTCAAACATCAAACGGACAAGACGGCTATGCAGGTGCATATGACTGTTACATAGACAGATTACAGCTTATTCTGTCTTAATTGGCGGTGTTAATATGGCAACGGAAATTATTACATCGCTCATTGTTGCTTGCGGCAGTATTATTTGTCAGCTAATTATCAATGTTTCAAATCGAAAAAAGCAAGAGAGCGAAAATGAAAAAACAAAATCGCTTATTGTTTATCGTATAGATAAACTTGAGCAAAAGCAAGATAAATACAATCATTTGCAAGAGCGAGTGTTTAATCTTGAAAAAAATTCAGCCGTTACAGTTGAAGAAATCAAAGTTGCAAATCACAGAATTGCAGACCTTGAGAAAAAATAATGAGGTAATAATATGAAAAAAATTACAAATTGGAAATTGTGGGCAAAATGTGCAGGCATAAGAGCAGTAAAAACCGTTGCTCAAACAGCAATTTCGGTTATCGGTGTATCTGCCGTGTTAAGCGATGTGAATTGGGTTGCGGTCGCCTCGGCAAGTGTACTTTCGGGAGTTCTTTCGCTGTTGACAAGTGTTGCAGGTTTGCCGGAAATATCAGAAGAATAAGAATACATAAGATTAGCCCCTCGACTACCGTTTGGTATTTGAGGGGGCTTTTATTTTATTCGCAAAGCTCATCAAATGTAATATCTTTTATATTATAGTAAAAAGCTCCAGGATACAAGCCGTATTCTGGAGTTTTTACTTGCCTAACATTTGCCTAACATTTTTAGAATTTTATATGATTTTTAACGGGTTTTTGCGGTGATTTTCAAAAACAATAAACCGCACTAAAGAGCCTGAAAATGGCTTAATAGTGCGGTTTTTCTATGGTGCGGATGTTCATATAGGATTTGGCGAAATACAGTTTTACCGATAGTCGAACATCATATTCAAACAATAATCCGCACATTCGCAATTTTACTTTGTTTTTCGTATAATAAACTTACTAAAATCAAGGAGGTTTTAATATGAAAACAATTTTTGAAAATAACGGTGGTACTTATACGCAGGTCGGCGACTATTTATTGCCTAATCTTTCGTTGCCAGCGGAAGAAAAAGAAACGAATATTGGTCTATGGGCAATGAGGCACAAACGATATTTGAAGCAAAACCATAAAGTGCGTTACTACAATTTGCTGACAAGCGGTAAACTCAATTCATACCTTGCCGACATTGAGAAACAGGCTCAAAATCTTTTTTCTCGGTTGGCAAAAGACCTTGCCGAAAAAGAAAATGTTACGGAAAAATTGAAATCGGATAACCCAATATTGTGGGTGCGGAAGGTGAATAACATTCGCAATCGAGCAACGGAAATTGTGAACGAGCAAGTAATATATACAAGTAATATATAACTAAAAACAAGGCACAACTTACGGAGAAAAATCCAGTAGGCTGTGCCTTAAATTTTATTTACCAAGTTGCAATGCATAATCTTAGCGAGCAGACCATTTGGATAAACACAGTTTTCCAAACGGTAATTCCCTCGTTAGGGACATCCTAAGACCTGTATGTAAAGAAATTTATTGCAGACTTAAAAATCCACCAATAAAAGCATCGGGAAAGATAAACTGTTTTTCGCCGTTCTTAAATTTAATGCGAATATATTTTTTAGCTTTATCCATCCAAACAACAGTACCTTCGCCAAACATTTTGTGTTTTACAATCGTTCCGGTTCCGACATCGGCAAGAATATGTTCCCAATCGATTTGCGGTTTTTCCTGCTTTTCGGGATTAACCGTTTTTTGGGCTGAAGTAGTATCAATTTTAGAACTTGCACTTGATTCGGGTGCCGTTTTGGTTTCTGTAGCAGAAATTATCGCATCGGTCAAATCTGTAATGGTTGCTTGTTGTTTAGAATAAAGTGCCTCATATTCTTCTCGGCGAAGAACAGTGTCCCAACCGCCGACAGCCTCACCCTCGTGCTTGTCAATTCCTGTATAGTTAAGGCTTGAATTCTCATACTTTCTAAATCCGAAAATGCCTTGATTCATCTTTTCAGGATCGAACAAACCGATAGAACAAAGAACATCAAAATTTTTAACTGAAAGTCCTGTTACTTTTTTGAAAAGCTCCGGCTCAATCTGTGTTATAACATCTTTTATCGTTTGCTCACGGTAATCGGTCAAATACATAAACGCAGGAATACGAGCAGCGAGTTTTAGCAAATTTTCCTGAACCTGCTTACGCAAAGATTTTGCTTTCTTTTCGTCCTCTGAAATTTCTTTTTTCTCTTGCTTTGTAAGGTTGTCGCCCTTTTCTTTTTTGAGCTTTTTAACCTTTTCTGAACGGTTGATAATCGTCTGAATTTCGGAATTAAGCGAACGGAATCCCTCAATATTCATAAGTGCGTCCAAAGCGTCTTGATTGTTTTGTAACTTCTTGAGAGTATCGTTATCAACATGAACAAGCAGAGCTGTCTGCCAACGCTTCGCAAGTAAAGTAGCCGAAGTGCCTGCGTATGTAATATCAAGTATATCCTGTGCATCAATTTTGTTCATTGATGAACCGTCAAAAGCAAGAACAGGTAAGAAATTTATAAACTCCGACACCTTTTGTTCAGGACTTGTGTCGTCAACTTTTAATCGGCAGGAATAATCCGAAATTTGTCGCAATGCACGCTCTAATGCAAAGTCGAATACATAACATTCTTTTTTAATAATTTCTCGATTGCCGTGTTCATCTTTAATTTCCCAAGGAGATTGCACACGAAATGCTGTTTGGAAATATGTTTCGGGCGATTTCAAATTACGAAGCATAAATACGCCTGCCCACGGTCTAACCGTAACGCCTGTTGTGAGTTTTCCGCAAGAGAGAGTTATTGTTTTTGTTTTAAGTGGATCGCCCATAGCATTGAGTACAGGTGTTAAAGCATCTAAGCCAATGCCCGCTTTTGTTCCGGCGCATACAATAATTTTGTAATCGCTAAAGAAATTGTTTTGCTTTTGCTTGAGTAAATTATACATTGCATAACAACTTGCAATATTAGGCAAAAACCAAAGAGTATGTGATAAAACATTCAAAAGTGTTGTATCTGAAAAGGGCATAGGCGGTCGTTCTGCGCCAAGCTTTAATCCATCAACAGGCATATAGTTGCCTTGAATCATTTTCAACCAATTTTGTACATAATCTTCATAGACAAATCGTGCTGTTTCCGGCTTGTCCTTTTCTTCACATTCTGCACGGAAAAATTCGTTTATATCAAATTCATCATAGCCCTCGTTTGTGGCAACATTGGTAATAGAATCCGGGACCTTGTATGTGAGCATAATCATCTTTGGCAGTGCTGCATAAGGATTATCTTCAGCCTTGCCTGTCCAATTTTCTTTTGCCGATTGCTCATCGGAATAAGTCCAGTTGAAAATTTGGTCTTCTAAAAATTCGCCGGAATTTAACGCTCTGAACGGTGTGCCTGACAGATAAAGATAGTGATTTGAAGTGATTGGCAAAAATGACTCGTTAATTGCGTTGCCTGCCTCTTCTTTTTGATATTTTTCAATGTCGAAATCGTCATTTTCTTCGTCGAATTTTTCAAAAAGATTTTTTGCATTTTCACGCCATGCACCAAAATGGTATTCATCAAATACTACCAAATCCCAATTTGTTGTGTGTATAAATTCATTCTTTGCTTTTATGCCTCCGGCACTGTTAGTACCTAATAAATCTTGAAACGAACCGAAAACCACAATCGGCTTTGTGCTATCGCAATCCTCAAATTGTTCGTCAAGCTCTCTTGCATCAAATTTTGCCTCTTTGTTTGAAACAAACTGCCACCCTAAAAAATCAATATGGTGTGATAAATCTTCCTGCCATGCCGATTCAACCGCAGGCTTAAAAGTTAAAACCAAAATTCTTTTGAAATTCATTGATTTTGCAAGTTGGTATGTTGCAAATGTTTTGCCGAAACGCATTTTAGCATTCCATAAAAATTTAGACGGGCGGTCAGGGTCATCTTTTTTTGATTGTTCAAAATAGTCTTTTGCCATTTGCACGGCAGTTTGTTGTTCTTTTCGCATAGAAAAATTCCAAGTGCGCTGACCTTCAAAGCGAATACCTGTTCTTACTTCTTCTATTGTTTCAAGAGCCTCTTTTTCTGAACAACAAAACCATTCGTTATGGTCTTTACCCTCGTTTAACTGTCGAAAGCCTTTGTGTTTTAGCAATCGGTGAACATCTTTATCTGTAAAGCAAGTTCCGTCGGAACGCATAGCAGACTCTTTGAATAACACCTTAAACGGAATACCTGCGGTATGTAACTGCTCTTTGATTCTGCTTTCGGTATTTTCACGGTCGGTATATCCGATTTTTATATACCCGTCATGGTCGGCAACGGTAGGTAAAACATAGCCGTAAATAGTCGGCACAACAGCAGGTCGGTTGTGTAGAATGTCGGATAGACTGATATTATTTGCCATTAGTTATACCTCCTGCTTTTGGTTTTATCATGGTTTCTATAAAATCAATTTCATTTTCTGAAAGATTATACTTTTTATATAATTTTTCATCATTCCAACCTATGTTATAATCCTGATCTGGAATAAAAATGAATTTATCTTTAGATAAGTTAATAGAAGAAACTGCTTGTAATAGCAGAAATCGAAAGAACTTTGTATTCATATATTCTATACAATTATTTACCTTGGTAGGTGAATCACTTGTATATGCAATGAGATATGAATCCGTACACACTTCATCAGGTCCAAGTTGTTTTGTTGTTGATAGGACACCCAACATTCCATCCTTGTCTGGTTCACCGGCATGTTCTGCCGTAACCTTGCTTATCATAACTTTATATTTTTTAATCGTGTCATGACCTTGTTTAATTTGCGATTTTTCAATATAGCTAATACCGTCGCTTGAATATAATGCGATTTCTCCCTTCTCTTTTTTACCTCTTGCAGAGGAAGAAAGGCCATATGGATTTCTAGTGCCTACATGACATGCAAAACAATTTTCATTATATTCTTTTACTTTTTCTATTATTGAAATAGCCTCATTATATCGTATAAACACTTCAAATTCGTTTAAATCACGCATCTTTTTAGAAACATGGCCATCATGGATATTGGTATAATGGCATTTTCCTTTATAACCTTTTGTTTTTAGAAAATAACAAACTCCACCACCTATACTTATTCCTGGGAAGCAGTCTTTAGCATTAACAAAATCTACTAAATGTGATATTTGAGTATCATTAAGCATTGATTTTCTAAAATTGTCAAGTCCTTTACCTCCAGCATACCATCTTGCCGGAATAATCATCGTTAAGTACCTTGGATTTAATTTTTCTGCTTGTTCAATAAATCTATGATAAATTGGCTTTGCACTTGCACCATTTCCCCCATCATCCAACTGATAAGGAGGATTACTTATTATAACATCAAATTTCATATCTAATAGCCTTTCAGGGTTGTCAATATGTATCCACTCGTAAGCATGAGTCTCTAATTCTAGTTTACGTTTTTCGCTTCCTAATACCGTTTTTTTAGACACGCCACAATATTTGCATTTTCCGTTTACCCAAGTATGATTTATGCGTCTAAATCGAATATTGCCCTCCGGACTATCAAATTCCGTAATTGAATACGGACCGTTGGGATATTTCGAGCAATAAAGACTTCGGCGAGATAAAAGGCTCGTCAGTTCTGTAATTGCAATACCGTAAAGCTGCTTATGGAAAATATGGTCAATACGCTCCTGCAAATCGGGTATTTTATCCTCAAGCCCTACTAACAATCGCTTTGCAATTTCACGAAGAAAAACGCCTGTTTTGCAAGCCGGGTCTAAAAATGTTGTGTTCGGATCTGTGAACAGCTCTTGAGGTAAAAGGTCAAGCATTTGATTAACCACATCCGGCGGTGTAAAAACCTCGTCATTTGAGAGGTTTGATAAACAACTTAGTACATCAGGTGTGTGTTGAGTTTTATTTTTATAGATTGTATCAAAAAAACTGTTAGCCATTTTCCCATATCCTCCTGTAATTTATCGGCGGATATTCACAAATCGGCTCCGCCATATATTCATCCGTAACGGGATTTTTAGATAAGTACTGATTTGTATCGTCTGAATTGAACAGCGATTGTTGTTTTGATTTTTTGGGTTTTTCATTCGCTTTCAATAAAACATCAAGACGAAAATCTCGCCTTTTCAGTTTTGTACCAAGCACCATACTCCACTCAGGGAAAACTATCGGAATATCGGTATCATTTTGATGTTCGTCAACGCACATAAGAGTTAAAGCGTTACCGCATAAAATGTTCTTTTGAAGAATGTATTTAACCGATTTGCGTGTATCGTCGTTACATTGCTTTTTGCAAACTGCTTTATATTCTTTTTCCCAAATAGAATACAAACGATTGCGACATTCCTCGGTGTTATCTTGCATAATATCCACACCATAAACGCTCGAAACAGCAAGAACGGAATAACGGTCAAAATCATAAGGATTGCTTTTATATAATCTTTTTACAGTTGCCAATTTTCTTGTTAAAATTTCAACAAGGAAATTTCCGTTGCCACAAGCCGGCTCAAGGAATCGACTGTCAATTCGGTCACATTCTTGCGAAACCAAATCGCACATTGCTTTTACTTCTCGTTCCGCAGTAAAAACCTCTCCATGATCGGCAACACGCTGTTTCGATTTAACTTGTTTCATCACGCTTTTATCACTCTCCGTACAACAAAATCGATATTATGTTGTAAAACATACTTAATTTATTTTTGATTATATCATATTTCATATTTATTTACAATGCTACATATATTGTACGATATGAAAAGTACCAAAATCGTCACCTAAAACAAACACGAATAAGCCTTTTCAAGTTTTTTCTTGACAAGGCTTGGTTCGTCATACTCATTTTTAGTTTTCGGCACCTACATTTGATTGTAGGTGCTTTTTTATTTTGTATGGAATTGATTCTAAATGCAACATAATATCGATTATGTTATTCGCCGCCGATTTGGACGGATTTTTTGTTTTTAAGCTAAATAATCAAGTGCATATTTTCCATTCTTTTGCGGTGTTCCGTACCGGTGGAAATAATATAAATTCGAGTTGTGTTGATACTGCTGTGACCAAGAATGTCGGCAAGCTTTGCAATATCTTTTTCAATCCCATAAAATGTGCGTGCAAACAGATGGCGAAGATTATGCGGAAACACCTTTTGCGGATTGACATTTGCATCTTTGCACAAGGCTTTCATCTCTCGCCAGATATTCGTGCGGTTTATCGGCTTTCCGCTTTTCGTTACAAAAATCATACCGTTTTTTATTCCTTGCTCTGCTGCATAGCGGAGCAATTTTTGTTTCAGTTCTTTCACGATAAAAACTGAGCGTGTTTTTGCCTTGCAGTTTACAATTGCCTCGCCACACTTCACTGCCTCAATCGTGATATATTGCAACTCGCTGACACGAATGCCTGTGGCACAAATCGTTTGAATAATTAAATTCAATCGTTCGTTTTTCTTTTGCTTTGCCGCTTGACACAAGCGTTTGTATTCTGCTCTTGTCAATTCTTTTTCTTCCGAGCAAAATACTTGCTGTTGCAATTTTAGCGATTTCACTCTCAAATCAAACCAATTCAAAAATGCAAACAGGCTGTTGATACTTGCAAGCATTGAGTTCACACTGCGAACAGCGTAATTTTCCTGCAAATGATTTTTGTAGGCAATCACGGTTTCTTTAGTTATTGCTTTGGACTTTGCATAAAGCGAAAATGCTTTTACATCACGAATATATTTTTCAATCGTTGCCGTGCTTTTCTCTTGCAGCTCTAAATTTTTTCTAAAATCATCAATAATATCTGCCGTTAAAATTCGTCCTTTCATTGTATTTACCTCCGAGTAAGTGTTAACTATATTGTACCCGAAAAGTATGTCTCCAAAATTGTCGCTTAAATTTTAGATAAATACAAAGTGCAAGTCGATTGTGCGAATTAAAAGAAGTCCCTGTTGGGTTTACAGAATTTTCTGTATCTCAACAGGGATTTTTGCTTTCTCACAATTTTTTTCGTTTACAGGGGTGCAAAACGATTCTCTCAGTTCAAACAAGTTAGGGTGGTAATCGGGTTTCAGGGTATTCCCTGACAAAGTGTTTTACCGTTTTTTCGCCGCATGGGTAAAAACGGTCTGCTCGCTCAGATTGAACATTCGATATTGGATTCGCATTACCCATAATCTTTACAATTAAAAATCAAGGCACAGCTTACGGAGAAAAATCCGTTGGCTGTGTCTTTTTCTTTTTGCCTATTAAAATTGAATACCAAATTCAAACTAACTTTTCCCCTTCGATTTGATAAATCGGAGAGATTTTTTATTTTCGGAAACTTTTTCTCTTCGGAGGGGGTACAAAACGGCTCTCCCGGTTCAAACAAGTGAAGGGAGTTTTTACAATGCCGAGATTATCAAAGAAAGCAAAACAAGAATGGGATTTTTTCATAAATCCCGAAACAGGCAGAAGAACATACAACAGCCTTTACCTCAAAAGCAAAAACAAATGCAAGCAAAGCCACAAGGCAATCGTTGTTTTCTGCCCGAAGTACAAATCCAAAAGAGGAGCAAAAAGCGTTAAAAATCGTCGTGAATATGATGACAGCGGTTAATTTGATGTAGCGATACTTGTTTTCAATGAAAAGCCGATACAAAAGAAAAAATTACCGATTTTGGCACCAAATCAATACAGAAACAGAGGTGATACAGTGAACAAATATTTCAAAATATCGGATGCTAAAAACTTTACTTTCTACAAAGTACCGAAAGCGTTATTTGAAGAAAAGTACAAATCGGTTTCAACAGATGCAAAAATGCTGTACGGACTTTTGCTTGACCGAATGTATTTGTCCGTCAAAAACGGCTGGATAGATAAACAAGGCAGAGTATATCAATATTTCACAATAAAATCCGCTCAGAAAAAACTGCATTTCGGTCACGAAAAGATATGCAAGTTATTCTTCGAACTTGAAGTCGCAGATTTGATTATTCGCAAAAGACAAGGTCAGGGGAAGCCGAGCATTATCTATCTGAAACAATTCTGATTTTCGGTTTTCTTGATTTCCGAATAACGGAAGGTAATAAGACTTAGAAGATTAAGACTGTTACCGGCCGAGAAAAGAATATATATGGAGGTTAAAATGATAAAAAACATAAGCATAGATTTACTTGTTCCCTTTGAAAATCATCCGTTTAAGAAAAGAAGCGGAATTGAGCAACAAGAATTAACCGAAAGCATAAAAGAAAACGGATTGCTTGAACCGATAATCGTTCGTTCTTTTCCGGCCGGTAAATATGAAATTATCAGCGGACACAGACGAGTTGAAGCGTGCAAGGAACTCGGAATAACAAGCGTACCCGCAATAATCGAAGAACTCACAAAAGACGAGGCAATTGTGCAAATGGTGGATTCAAACATACACCGTGAACATATTTTACCGAGTGAAAAGGCTTTTGCATACAAAATGAAATCAGAGGCTTTGAAGCATCAAGGGAAAACTTCGTGCCAACTTGGCACAAAGTTAAGAACAGATGAAAAGATTGCAGAAACCGTCGATGACAGCGCAAGACAAATACAGCGATATATCCGCCTGACATATTTAATACCCGAATTACTTAAACTCGTTGACGAGGAAAGGATAGCCTTTACTCCTGCGGTTGAACTTTCATATCTGTCGGAATATGAACAGCAAATATTGCTTGAACAAATCGAATTTACCAACGCTACGCCGTCATTGTCACAAGCACAAAGATTGAGAAAATTCAGTAAAGACGGCAACTTTTTCGTCGATACGGTTTTCGCCGTTCTCAATGAAGAAAAGCCAAATCAAAAAGAACAGGTGCGAATATCAGCAGATAAGTTGCGTGACGTCTTGCCAAAAGGTTTGGATAAACAAAAGACCGAAGATTTCATAATTAAAGCTTGCGAACATTACAGAAAATATTTAATCCGACAGCGTGAGAGGGAGAGATAATATGAAAAAGCAAATAACAAATTTCAACTTGGGTACAGGCGAATATATGATAAACGGAGTAAGATATATCGTTTGCGGTAAATTTGAGGATTTTAAGATTAAAAAATATAGCGACAGCAATCATTTGAATAACAGATTGAAAAAACATCTCATGGGCGATTTCGCAGAATTGTCATTTGATAGCATCAATGATAAAATGACAGATGAATATGATTGTTCGACTGTCGTAAAGGAGGATTAAATGCAGTCGAAAAACAAAAACCAAATAGGGATAACTGCTCTTTATTGTCGTTTATCCCGTGATGACGGAACGGAAAGCGAGAGTAACTCCATAGGTAATCAAAAAAAGTTGTTATCACAAAAAGCAAAAGAAATGGGTTTAACGGATACAAAATATTATGTGGATGACGGATATACCGGAACAAATTTCAACCGTCCCGGATTTCAACAGCTTATCGACGATATTGAAATCGGACTTGTTTCTGCCGTAATGGTTAAAGATTTATCCCGCCTGGGCCGTGATTATGTTTCGGTAGGTAATTATACCGACAGCTATTTCCCCGAACATAATGTTCGTTTTATTGCCGTGAACGATGCCATTGACAGCGACGAAGGCGAGAGCGAAATTGCACCGTTCAAGAATATCTTAAACGAAATGTATGCAAGAGATATTTCAAAAAAGATTCGTTCATCCCACAGGCTCAGAGGCAGTATGGCAGAGCCGTTATCGCAACCGCCTTACGGATATATGAAATCTCCGGAAAACAAAAAAATGGATAATTGACCTGGAAGCCGCAACCGTTGTGAAAAGCATATTCAAAATGTGCCTCGACGGTAAAGGCAACGAAACCATTGCAAGAGAATTGCAGGAAAACGAAGTGCTTATTCCTATGGCATATTGGCAGTCCAAAGGACTGAACAGAGGCGGAAAGAAAACACAAACCAATCCGTACAAATGGTGTAAGACAACTGTTCAAAAAATTCTTTCTCAACAAGAGTATTGCGGAGATATTATCAATTTAAAAACATATTCCAAGTCATTTAAAAACAAAACAAGATATGAAAACCCCAAAGAGAATTGGGCTGTATTTAAGAATGTTAATGAGCCGATAATCGACCGAGAAACATTTGAAACCGTACAGAAGTTTATTTCAAAAACAAAGCGTCGGGCTCCGAAAAAAGAAAACGGCGAACGGAGTATATTTAACGGATTGATATATTGCGGAGATTGCCACAGTAAAATGAGATACCACACAAGCACCTCGAATAAAGAAATTCACTATTTCACTTGTTCTGATAACAAAGTTGATTATCGAGGAAAGTGTCTGGGAAGACATTATGTCAGAGCAGACGCCCTTGAAGAAGTTGTAAAACTCGAATTAAGGCGACTTGTTGAAATGTTAGAAATTGACGAGTCATATTTTGCACAACTGCTTTTGCGGAAAAATGACGAAGAAAGAGAAAAAGATAAAAAGTTTTTGGAGTCGGAACTGCAAAAAGCGATTACACGCAGCAACACGGTATCGCAACTTTATGAAAAGCTATACGAGGATAATGTTATCGGAAAAGTCAGCGATGAATGGTTTGTTGAGCTATCTCATAAATACGAAAAAGAGCGTATAGACTTAAAAGCCAAAATTGCGGATACTCGATACAAAATTGAAGAGTTGAAAAACACCAATTCGGAATATGGAAAATTCATATCGGCAATTCGCAGGTTTATGCAAATGGATAATCTGACATCCCCGCTGCTTCGAGAACTGATTGACCATATTGATATTTTTGAAACAGAGGGTACAGGCAAAAGTCGAACGCAACGAATCGTTATATATTACCGTTTTATCGGATATATCGAATTGCCGAACACCGCAAAACAAACCCACATTGCGGATACACGCAAAGGGGTTGCCGTAGAGTATATAACCGAACAATTCACGGCATAAAAAAGAGCAAGGTGTTACCCTTGCTCGTACATACGAATTATATGATAAAACAAAAAGAGTGTTCATAAGTCAAATCCCTTATGAACACTCGATATGGTCGAGGTGACAGAACTTGGACCTGCGGCATCTTGGTCCCAAACGGACCTATGAAGACAATTTCCGCTAAAAATAGCTTTTTCCGCCCCTTTCCGCTCGGAAAACCGCGCTCTTCGGCACTCTTATCTCCACTGTTTCCGAGTGCTCCGAAACGGTAGGTGGTCTGTTATGTGGTCATAAAAACACTCCCCGAACAAAAATCGTTCGGGGAGCGTTCGTTTGGTGGTTGTATAGTAACTCTAAACACCGAAAAAAGTCAAGTCTTTTAAGCCAAAATCTGCGATGCTGTAAACAAAGAAAAAGCGAGAGCATTATTAGATCTCTCTCGCCTTTTTTTATCATTTGATCTCTTGTCTTAATAGAGCCACATCTTTTTGATGATCTTGCGGCTTGATCTGATCCAATACTTTTTCTTCAACCGGTTGAGTCCAGTATATTTTCAAAGACTCTCTTGCTCGTGTAATAGCGGTGTAGAAGATACTATGAGTAATCAACTCATCAATTTCATCAGTTATGATGATCTTGACATGATCATACTCAAGACCTTGGGCTTTATGAATAGATACTGCATAGGCAATTTGGAAAGGAACAATGGCTTTTGAAGGTCCTTCGTCATCTTCGTCTGTGGTCTTATTTTTATTAACGACAAAACGAATGATAGAGTTACCGTTAGCGGCAGTTCCAACTATGGTAAAATCCATATCCTTCATATCCATGTCTATGAGTGGTCGATCTATTTCTATATCAAACTGTATTCCTTCTGTAGCTTTCCCCTCGTTCAGCAAAAGAAAATCGACAATACGACCAGTCATATTGTTATGAATCACGGGAAGCTGTTCTTCTGTACGAGTGAAAAACTTGTCCGACGCATCGTTGAATAAGATAGGGTCGCCTACTTTATAACGTTGTATTCCTCGCCATATTGCCTTGCCTGTATTGCTTTCTTGTAGGAAATGGTTAATATTGTTTATGCCATACAGACCACCATAATTGAGACATAAAACGACCTCACCTTCTCTAGCCGGAGCAAAGATTGATTTGTCCAAATCGGTAGAGTAACCATAAGTTTGAAGAAGATAATATATGTCCCCATTCATTTTTCTGACATCGTTCCAAACATTCAATAGAGCAACAGAATCACTTCTGTAAGGTGTTGTGAGTTCACATACTGCAGTTTGAGGAAGGAAGAACCGTACTGCATCAAACCAATTTCCGAATTCTATTGACTCAATCTGGTAGGTGTCGCCAACCAACACGAGCAACTCGAAGTTTGCTCGTTCAAGGACTTCTCTCATATCTTGATTGTTTACCGTACTACACTCATCAATTATTAGTATATCAAAGGTTGTCTTGCCCTTATATTTGTTGCTTGTGAACTTTGATATGGTCATAAAAGTACTGTTTGCAGATGCGGTAACTTTTCTTCTCATATTGTTTACAGCAGGATTGGTTTGAGCTAAATAAAGTCTTGATTTGCTCGCAAACATGTTCGATATATGATTAATCAAGTATGATTTTCCGGTACCGGCAGAGCCATATATGAGAGCAACTTTCGAGTGAGAAAACATGTTGAGTAGAGCAGCTTTTTTCTCATCACTATTGACTTGATTGGTTGTCTGCATCCAATAGTTTGCCATGTTGGTATAATTGTCTATACCATTTTGGGTAAGATTCTTTATCGTCCTAATTATAGATACAGTATCTTCCTTGTAATGTTCGATGAAAAGATGATTATATTTTATAACCATTTTGCGAAGTTGTTGTTTCTCCGAATGGTATAGCCGCTGATTGTAAGTGGCAACCAGGGATTCCACATCATCAAAGTTGTCAAGCTTATATTTGCCATCCTCCGTTTTTTCGAGCGGCGTAAATAGAATGTTTTCTCTTTCTGTATTGTTTTGGACGACCCAAGCCAAAAGCTCGTGCTCACGTCCCTTTACATCAAGGCAATCAAACAAATCCGATAAGCTGGGAACGTGATTTTTTAATCCAGAACAGAAAGGCATCTCGTCAAAAGGGATACATTTGTTGTCCAAATAAAGATCAGAAAGATTGCTGTTTTTTCCTACATGTACGTATTTGTTTTCAAAACGATCATAGTACCAGATATCTTTATATTGCTTCCTAAGTACACGATTGGTTAGATGGTGCAACAAGTATCGCAGTATATTGCTTCCGGGTGCGTTTTGTTTTATTATATCGCGACATTTTTCAAGACAATCAAAAAAGTGGATGGCTTTTGTCGAAGGAACAAGTTGGCTTCTGAGTTTAGCAAAGGCCTCATCGGAGAACATTATTACTTCTGATAAGCTGAGGCCTGTTTTAGTAAGGAATTGACTGATATTGCGTTGTTCTGCTGAGCCGTAGTCTCTTAGTGAATTGTCAAGAATTCTATTGAAATTCTTTAACTCACAGGGGCGAATATTAACCTCCCAATCGACAATAACACGAATTGGCATACGCTGATCAAAAATCTCAATGCTATTGTCAGCTATAGCAAACTTGACCGCGTAGTAACTGGTAATTTCCATGTCTGTAAAAGCAATGATGCTGTCGGTTTTACTTGCATTGTCATTTGCAGAGACAAATGCAACTTCGTAATATATTTTGTTATTGATGAAAAATGGTTTGATTTTTTGAACGTAAAACCTATCGTAACGGAATCCGCCATGAATAGGAGCATTATACCTATCAACTACGGTAGCAATTTTAGTATAGTATTCTGCGAGTTCATCATTAGTGTCTAAAGGGAATTGTTCTAGGTTTTCGAGTACCACCATAGAGTATTTGTCATATAGAAATTTCCTGATTCGGAACAAATATTCATAGTATCTTATCATGAGTCTCTCGGCATTGTGTTCTTTGAGCACACGATGAGATGATGATACTTGAAGGAAGTGGTGAAATCTAGATAAGTGTATTAACTGCGGCTCGTTTTTTACGTACTTAACCGCGACTTTTAGATTCTCGTGAGTGTCTTCAATATCTCCACCGTTAGCATATTCTTTAAGAATGATGTGTTCTACAAAATGGCGCAAAGATTCCAAAACTTCTTGAGAAACCTCTCCGCGTGTTGATTCGCCCAAACGACTGATTTGGCGACAAATAATCTTGTTGCTTTCATAAATTGCCTCATCTACTTTTAATAATCCCGCAATCACGGTTTTGCACCTCCATTATTATATGATTCTATATCAACTGTTGTGGGCCTTTGTGGATTATCAAAGTTATTATACCATGTTTCACTAAATATTTCAATGTGACTTCAGGATAGTGTTTCAAATACACTGCAGTAGACAAAGAAAAAGGAAATTTGAATATCCCAGGGAATAAGATAGAACTTTGCGACAAAAACCGAGAAATACTGAAATCGCAGTATTATTATGCCGAAAGCCGTTGATATTCAGTCTGAAATGTGGTATAATGACGAAAATGGTAAAATGCCAAATTTATAACTGCGTATGAGGTGTAATGCAATGGCCGCAAGCTTTAAAAAATTGTTCAAGCTTTTGATCGACCGTGATATGAAAAAGAAAGAACTCGCCGAAAAAGCCGGCATCAGCATCGCAACCATTACAAAGATGGGCAAAGACGGCGCCGTCGTCAGCAGCGAAGTGCTCGTGAAGATATGCTCTGCATTGGGCTGCACGATGGATGATATAGTGGAAATCATTGATCAAGCATAAAAGAGGATTTAACAAACGCGAGGAAGGGTATTAAGGTATATGTTACACGATGGGCTTTATGAGCAAATAATCAATAATAGCTTAGAGAAAGAGCTTGATTCCACGGAGAAGCTCTCTACAACTGCACCTATTGATAGTGCTGAGGCGGCCAAAGTGTTAGCAAAATATGTTGCCGAGGTTGTTGAAAAAGGATTGGATAATATCGTCGATAACGGCGGTGACATCAACTCGCAAGTAGCTCTTGCCAATCGTATTATTTCTACCATTATTTGCGAAACAAAGGAAAATACCTTTCATGACATGACGGTTGCAAAACGGGCTGAACAGCTTCTCGCCCTTTTTGATAGAAAGAACAACATCCTTGCGCTCGACGAAAAGGCAGCGATTATTCGCCCCGAAACATCTATTGCACAAAGCTCGCTATTTACTGGTGCAATCCACGAGCCGCAGATGTTTTCAGAGCTCAAGAAGGAAATTATATCCTGTAACCGTATTGATATGCTGGTATCCTTCATTAAATGGAGCGGACTGCGCTTAATAATGGATGAGCTTAAAACCTTCACACAAAACGGCGGTGAACTCCGCATTATTACAACCTCTTATATGGGAGCGACCGATGTAAAGGCAATCGAAGAACTCCGCAAACTTCCTAACACAAAAATCAAGGTGAGTTATGACACCAAACGCACCCGACTTCATGCGAAAACGTATGTTTTCTATCGGGATACCGGTTTTACTACGGCGTATGTTGGTTCGTCGAACCTATCTAATGCTGCCATTTCCAGCGGCCTTGAATGGAACGTAAAGGTCACAAAGAAGGACCAGCCGGAAACGATTGACAAAATCGAAGCCACCTTTGAAAGCTATTGGAATTCCAATGAATTTGAATATTACAACGAGGAGCAAAAGGAGCGTTTAGCCCGTGCGCTAAAGGCTGAAAAATACTTTGACAGTAATAATGCCGAAGTTTATACAATGGATATTGCGCCATATGCCTATCAGCAAGAAATTCTTGATAAGCTGGAAGCAGAGCGCAAGGTTCGTGGCTATCACAGAAACCTTGTTGTTGCCGCCACAGGTACCGGAAAGACGGTGATTTCTGCGCTTGATTACAAGCGTTTCCGCAAGCAAAACCCGGATAAGCCTTGCCGACTTTTGTTCGTGGCTCATCGTGAAGAAATTCTGGAACAAAGTATGTACACCTTTCGCGCAGTACTGAAAGATGCAAACTTTGGGGAGATGTTTGTAGGCAGCTATAAACCGGAAAGCATAGATAATCTTTTTATATCTATTCAAACTTTCAACTCGAAGAGCTTTACCGAAAAAACAACATCAGATTTTTATGATTATATTATTGTGGACGAGTTCCACCATGCTGCCGCGCCTACATATCAAAAGCTCTTATCCTATTATAATCCGCAGATTCTTCTCGGTTTGACGGCAACGCCTGAACGTATGGACGGAAAGAGCATTTTGCCGTATTTTAATAATCGTATTGCTGCCGAAATTCGTCTGCCCGAAGCTATTGACCGTAAGCTCCTGTGTCCGTTCCAGTATTTCGGTGTAACTGATACGGTTGATCTAGATCACTTAAAATGGGCAGCCGGAGGTTATGATAAAGGCGAACTTTCGCGAATTTATACACTCAGCGGCATGATGGCAAATCGTCGCGCCGACTTGGTGGTTTCTTCATTGCTCAAATATGTTACTGATATTGATGATGTAAAGGGGCTTGGATTTTGCGTAACGGTTGAACACGCAGAATTTATGTCTAATTACTTTAATGCCCGCGGAATTCCGTCGATGTTCCTGACCGGACATTCGCCGGACGAAGAAAGAAAAGAGTCAAAGGCCAGGCTTGTAAAAGGTGAAGTGCGGTTTATCTTCGTCGTTGATATCTACAACGAAGGTGTGGACATTCCTGAAGTCAACACGGTTTTATTCTTGCGTCCAACAGAATCTTTGACAGTGTTTTTACAGCAGCTTGGACGTGGACTGCGTTTATCCGAGGATAAAGAGTGCCTGACTGTACTTGATTTTATCGGACAGGCAAACAAAAAGTATAATTTTGAAGATAAGTTTGCAGCTCTACTTTTCAACACCACACGAGGCGTAACACGTGAAATTAAGGATGGGTTTATTTCACTCCCAAAGGGATGCTATATTCAGCTTGAAAAGAAGGCAGCAAGATATATTCTTGATAACATTCGCGCATCTTATGGAAACAGCGCAGGTCTTGTTGCACGTATAGCAACCTTTGAAGAAGATACCGGCCTAAAACTTACTCTCGAAAACTTTCTTGACCACTATCGTTTGGATCCTCGCTCAATCTATAAATTTGCTTCTTTTTCTCGTCTGTGCGCGCGTGCAGATATAATTGATGATTTCGAGGAACCGATCGAAGAGGTAATGTCAAAAGCACTCAGCCGTTTTGCTTTGGTTGATTCAAGACGTTGGATTGTGTTTATGCTACGTGTTTTGGAAAACATCGACCATTTCGGCCTTACAAAACTTTCGGATATAGAAAAGCGTATGCTTCAGATGTTCTATATTACAATGTGGGGAAAAGCGATTGAGGATTGGAACGCGGACGAAGTATTCGAAAATTTCCGGGCTCTTTTAAATAGCCCGATAATGCTTTCTGAGCTGATTGCATTGCTCAAATATAACTACAATCGCATTGATTTTATTGATGAGCCTGTCAGCCTCGGATTTGATTGTCCGCTGGATCTGCATTGTACCTATACGCGCGATCAACTGCTTGTTGCAATGGATTTTATGAAGCCAAGCACGGTTCGCGAAGGTGTAAAATGGTTGCCCGACAAGGAAATTGATGTGTTCTTTATCACATTGAACAAGTCGGATAAAGACTACTCGCCTACAACCATGTATCAGGATTATTCCATCAATGAAACACTGTTCTATTGGCAAAGTCAAAGCACGACCAATGCAGAAGGTAAAGTCGGTCAGCGGTATATCAATCATCGCAAAAACGGCAGCAAGGTTCTCTTGTTTGTGCGCGAATTTAAGAATGATGTTTACGGCAATACTGCACCGTACACTTATCTTGGTACTGCAAATTATGTTTCACATAACGGTTCAAGACCGATGAATATTACATGGAGATTAGATGCCCCCATTCCGGCAAAATACCTGAAGAAAACAAACAAATTGGTGGTTGGATAATGACAGAAGTAGTGGCCGCTCTTATATGGGATAAAGATAAATTTATGATTTGCCAACGCCCGGCGCATAAAGCCAGAGGCCTTTTGTGGGAATTCGTCGGCGGTAAGGTGGAACCGGGCGAGACGAAAGAACAGGCGCTTATCCGCGAATGCCAAGAAGAACTTGCCGTGACGCTTTCTATTGGTGATGTATTTATGGATGTCGTTCATGAATACCCGGATTTGACAGTGCATCTAACCTTGTTCAATGCAGTTGTCATTGAAGGCGTACCGCAAAAATTTGAACATAAAGATATAAAATGGATTGCACCGAGTGGAATTCCGAATTATGAATTCTGCCCGGCGGATGTAGAGATATTGAAAAAGATAATCGAGGTTTACGGAAATGGTCAAGGAACTGATACATGATCCGATATTTCTTGCGGGAAAGTCGGAACCGGCAACAAAAGATGATCTATTCGTCGCACAGGATCTGCTCGATACGCTGATTGCGCACAAGGATAGTTGTGTCGGCATGGCAGCGAATATGACTGGCGTGAAAAAACGAATAATCGCTTTTCTCGATGAAAGTAGACGGATATCTACTTACACTGTAATGCTCAATCCGGAAATTATAAAAAAAGACAGCGTATACGATGCCGAGGAAAGTTGCCTATCTCTTCTCGGCGGCCCACGCCCTTGCAAACGCTATAAATCCATTAAGGTTAAGTATCAAAACTTGGAATTGCAGACTCGCATCAAGACCTACACAGGCTGGACGGCTCAGATCATTCAGCACGAAATCGATCATTGTAATGGAATTTTAATTTGAGAACTATATTATAATTCAAGAGGTTCAATTATGACATCAAAAGAAAATCAAATAATTAACTTAATCATTTCACAGGATGAGAATGATCAAGTGGATTTCAAAAAAGAATATTATTCCAAAGAGAAGAAGTACGACCTTATTAAGGATATTGTTTCTTTTGCTAATAATATTAAACCAAAGGATAAGTATATCGTTTTTGGCGTTGAAAACTCTACTTGGAATGTCTTAGGAATAGATAGAGCTTCTTTGCCTGATATTTCTGAAATTAATAACTTATTGCACTCCTATGTTGAACCATTTATTGATGTTGAACTGGGATATCTTGATTACCAAGGAGTAACGATAGGGTTTATTCGTATTCCACATCATGACTTAAATCGCCCATATGTTATTTCAAAGGAGTACAATAAGAACAAAGGTGTTTTTTTGCGAAAAGGTGAGATTTATACTCGAAAAGGTGCCACCAATTTCATAGCAGAAAGAAGCGATCTTGATTGTATATATCATAATAAAGGGACTCTGGACATTAATCTATATACCAAAGAACTTTCGTTTAGCAATATTCGTATAAATGGAAACTCATATTTGGCTGGGCAAGTCAGGTGTATTATCCAAAACAATACACCCAAAACAATCGTGATTGATAGTATTCATATATTTGTCCACTGCGGAAGTAATTTAATCGAGCACACCGTCGACTTTATAGATGATCAAAAAAGCGTATTTATCAAAATGCCGGAGAGTTTATCGCAAATTCCTATGCAAATTTCTTCGGGAGATAGTTTACAAAAAACTGTTTACTTTGAAATATCAGAAATTGCAGCAATTAATTTAAACAAAAAGGCAAACGAATTGTCAGATGTAAGTGTGTCAATAGAAATAGGTGATGTTTTAAAGCGGACTTATCAAAATGATGCCGAAACAATACGGCTAAATGTTGCTGAAGACTTACTAAAGAAATGGAGTCACTAACATGGAAAACGCCCAGAAAGGAGAAGAGAATATGAACTATTCACCACTAAGATACCCAGGTGGCAAAAGTAAGATTGCGCCTTTTGTGTCATTGCTTATTGAGAAAACTAATTTAGGTGAATGTACGTATGTTGAACCTTTTGCAGGTGGGGCAGGAGTGGCGCTATCCCTTTTATTTGATTGGACAGTAACTAGTATCGTAATTAATGATTATGATAAGGCTATTTATTCCATGTGGAAAGCCATTCTTGAAGAAACCGAGGACTTTATAAATCTGGTTCGAACCGTTCCTTTAACAATTGATGAATGGAGAAAACAAAAACAAATATACAATGACGAGAATAAGAAATATTCATTAAAATTAGGCTTTGCCACTTTTTATCTTAATAGAACCAACCGTTCGGGAATATTGGCAGCTGGTCCTATTGGTGGATATAAGCAAACTGGAAATTACCTTATGGATGTTAGGTATAACAGAGAGGATTTGATTCAACGAATAAAAAAAATATCGGAATATAAATCACATATACATTTGTACAATAAAGATATTGAAAGTTTCATAAAAAACTATTTGCCTAAGTATCAGCATAATGCATTCGTTTATTTTGATCCGCCATATTACAACAAAGGTAAGGAACTGTATAAGAACTTCTTTGTTCATGAAGATCACGAGCGCATTTCAAAACTAATAAAGAGACTAGATTGTTATTGGATGGTAACTTATGACGATGTAGATGCTATTTGTGGGCTGTATAAAGATTACGAGTGTAAACAATTCGACCTAACCTATAGTGTGGCTAATTCGGGAAAAAAATCAGAAATTATGTTTTTGAGTGACGAAAGGCTCTGGCCTAGTGAAGATGAATTAAAATGTAAAAAAATTAAGATCAATATTAGAAAGCGGTGTAGTGATGAATAAAATATCGATTGATACTCTGAATGATAGAGATCCATTGTTGAAGTTAGTTCAACCTGACAACTTTATTGGTTGGGTTTATTCTATTGATTATGATTCAGCATTAGTTGTAACAAACGATGCGTGGAAAGCTAAGGTTAATGGAATACCGCATAATAGTTTTTTAGTTGCCTCTTCTTTTAACCCGTCTAATTATGCCAGTGTGACTTCGATGGAGAAAGAAGTTATTCTTCTTAGAGTTATTGGTACTTGTAAGTTGCCTCAAGACGATGACATGATTCGAACTAAAATTGATAATTATCAAAATCAAACTGATGTGTACTTAGAAGATAACAATAAAGGCTATGATCCCATAACACAGAACAGGTTACAATTTGGTGGATTAAAGTGTCGAGTGCTAGGTACTTTTTATATGAAAAATAGTGAGCTTAATATGGGAAGTGATATAGAATCTTTCTCAGTTTCAATGCGTATGGGTGTGTATATGCCTAAGGGGGATGCATTATCTTTAATTGTCAATTATGTTGATCCTATAAGAAAGAATCGTTTTAAAGAGGAACTAACACTTCTTGGAATTAATAAAGAACTTCAACCTTTTGAAATCGGAACCGTTCGTTATACATCAACAGATCGATTGCATCGAGCAAACGCTGCGGATCGAATTGCATTTCATATTCAACCTTCTGACTTTTTAGCTCGTAGAACTGCCGTGTTAGGTATGACTAGAACTGGTAAATCTAATATGATCAAGCAGACTATCTCTGTAGTAAAGAGCATTGCTGACAATTGTCAACTTCCTATTGGACAATTAGTATTTGATATTAACGGCGAATATGCAAATGCAAACAAACAGGATAATGGTTCGATTTCAGACATTTATTCTGAAGGCTGCGAAAGATATCGCATGATTCCTACCGAAGGATTTTCACATTTGCTGAACAATTTTTATTCTGAATTGCAAGAAGGATTGACGATACTTAGCGAATTGATTAGAGAAAACAAAAAAGATGGCTCAGCTGATATAGATACTTTCTTAGGGATGTCGTTAGAGCAACCCGATTCTCTTGATGAGCCGGGCGAATATAAGCGCTGGCAGGTGAAAACAGCTTTATATAAAACACTTCTTAAAAGAGCTGGATACGATTATAATGGTACTTTCTCTGTTAAATTCGAAGCAAATAAAAAAGTTCGTGAGGCAGTCGACGCTGTTATAAATGCTGATGCCGAACCAGGTTGTGAAGTGCATTTTGATCCGAACAATTCTCTTTCTTATGAAGAAGCACTTAAGTGGTTTATCGCGGCCCGTTCTGCAAACAAGGATAAGAAGACGACCGGTAAGTTGAAATCGAGTAGTGGCTCAAACTGGTTTGATGAAGAGTGTATTGCTATGTTAAATCTGTTGGATGGACATAACAACAACGATTCTTATATTCGCGGTTTTAGAACAATCGAATGTGGTCGTCCATATCATACACCTTACAGAACGCAAGATGTTTGTGAAGAGATTTATCAACATCTTATGCAAGGGAAAATAGTCATTTTAGATCTATCGGTTGGACAGGCTCAATTAAGAGAGCGACTCAGCAAAAGAATAGCGAAATATGTATTCAATGCTTCCATGAATTGTTTCACTAGTGGTCAAAGTCCCCAAAACATAGTGATTTATATCGAGGAGGCGCATAACCTAATCGGACGAAATATGGATTTGTCAGAAACGTGGCCGCGTTTGGCTAAAGAAGGTGCAAAATATAAGATTGCGCTTGTGTATGCTACGCAAGAAGTCTCTTCTGTACACCCCAATATCCTTGCCAACACCGAAAATTGGTTTATCTCCCATTTGAACAGCGAAAAGGAAATTTCAGAACTTGCAAAGTTTTATGATTTTGCAGATTTCAAATTATCCTTACTCAGGTCTCAAGACGTAGGCTTTTCAAGAGTGAAGACTTTATCAAGCCCATTTGTTGTTCCTATTCAAATAAATAAATTTGATCCCGAAAAAATAATCGCCGAGAAAGGACAATAAAAATGTCGGATTACAACGTTGATAGAACGTCTCATATTGATATTGTAGATAATCCTGATGTAAGGGTTTTTCTGGAAAATTGCGACTATATGAAAGCACCTACCGGGAACGAAATAAATGATATTACAAATCATTTTTTGACAATTCCCGATGCAGAATATGATTTGCCTCAAAAAGTAATATCTATTGACGGGAGTAATTATGAAGCAAGTGTTCGAAAGGAGTTGCCATTTACAAGAGTAGGTTTTGTTAAAATAAGTAACTTGTTAATAAGGCGCAATGCTTTAAAAAGCTTATCAGAAGGTAATTTTGTTAATCCGTTCGAAGTTGCAAAATTGAGCAAGGACAACTCATCGCTTTCATTTGCACTCCCAAGTACGAATATGTGTTATAAAGGCGAAAGTAATGTTCGTGATAGTTTCAGAAAGGCTTTAGATGAAATTTTATACAACTGTCGATTCTGGGAGAAAGACGCCTCAACAAGTTTGAGAACCACTTTGTTTCGTATGGCTTCTTTGCGTTCAAATGATGTTGACAGCGAAAATGATAAATTGGTTTTATTCAAATGTCCTTCGTGTAGTGCAGAAAATCTTGAATTGTGGGACATCCCAGAAGTTCAGCGTTGTCCGTATTGCGGTAATATTGTTTATCCTTCTGATTGTTTGCGCATATGGGAAGATGTGGGGGATGCCGGTTCAAATCAATCTGCTCTAACAAGGTTTACGAATGCAATCATGCATTTGCTAGTTGTTCACTATATTCGATTTCTTAAAGAAAAGAGCCCAGATTCTTATCTTAACGCACTGACAGATCTGTGTTTCATCGTTAGTGGTCCTTTAGCTGTTTTCGGTAATCCTGCGTGGCTACACGCATCTATCTTAAAATATTTATATGACATTAACAAGGAATTGGTAGATAGCGGGAGAGCTCCTATTATCGTTATGGGTGTTTTAAAAGCCGGAGCAATTTGTGACTATTTTAAAATGATTGGACCTTCGGTGAAAAAGAATTCGATTTATGCGGTATCCGATGAATTTAGAAATAAATATATCAATTTTGATCGAGAACCATCATCTACAACATTCGGAGCAGAAACATATTATGGTCAAGATTTCCTTTTAAAAACCGAAACTGGAAAACTGTTCGTTTTTAATGCATTATTGCCGTATAGAGACAAGCACAATAAGATTGTATTTAAAAAAGAAAAATCTAATTTACTTAACTATAAAAACATAGGCACATATATAGAATTAATCGAAGAGTTTGAGTGTGATCTTGATAGTACATCGATAGTTCCTATTGCGCTTGCGCAAAGATATACAGCAATCAGCTTGGAACCCGGTGGACAGGTTCTTGATTTGCTTGCTAAAAGCAATTTTCAATGAGTTAATAGTTTTAGCAAACAAATTACTAGTTGATAAAGAGCAAAAATTCCTCGTTCTTATCTGGACTTCTGCGCCTTTCTGTGGTACTGTTGTGTACTGCAAAGGAGGTGCTGGTATGGCACGAATGACTGTAGAAGAAATTTACAGAGGCGAAAAGTATGATGTGATGAGTGTGGCGACGGCGGACTATCTTATGAATGGGCTTCCGGCGGAATACGACGAGCGGACACGGCTTGATATGCTGCTTGTAAAACACGCGCTGATTGCGGCAGAGAAAATGAAAAATGAGGGCGACACGGTGTCGGGTATGACCGATGACATGTCGTCCTCTTCTTATGTGAGGTGGAATGAAAATGACAACGCTTGAAGATCTGTACTACGGCAATATCGTTCCGCACGAACACAGTTTTAAGCGCGGGAGTGCTTACAGCGAAATGTTGAGCTATGTTATTCGGCATCAGGACAGCTTGATACCGACGCTTACGGCTCAGCTAAAAGAAACCTTTGAAAAGCTCAAAGACTGCGAGGCGGAACTGCACGGTATGAATGAGCGTGAAGCGTTTATCAGCGGCTTTAAGCTCGCGGCGAGAATCATGACCGAAGTGTTGTGTAAACCGTCAGAGGATTGAATAAGCAGAAACAAGGCCGAGCCGATTTTGCGGTTTGGCCTTGCAATTTTCAGTTCGACACAGCACGGTTAAAATCTGCACCGCAGAAAACAAAGAAAACAGTATTCCCGCAAAAGCGCCGGAATATACACTGTTGGCGCAAAAAACTTGACAGAATTTCCCCGGTATGTTATACTGCAAGTAAAGAAAGCAACCGACAATTGAATACACATATTTTTATTTTGAGTTTCAGACTCGCACTTACATAATCACCGATGCAGATCAGCATCGGGATTGAGTGCGGGTCTTTTTGTTTTGCAAAACAGCAGTCCTCTACATAACACGGCGAAAAGCCGTGTGAATTTAACAGGAGGAAAAACCAATGAAAGAATCTGTTTACACCGCTTATGAGAATCTGCCACTGTTCCTTAATGCTGAAACGGTAGCCAAGCTCCTCGGCATCTCCATCTCAAGCAGCTACGAGCTGATGCACGAGAAAGGGTTTCCGTCGTTGCGTATCGGCTCACGGCTCATCGTACCGAAAGAGAAATTTCGCGCATGGGTCGAAGAAAAGACGGGAGGCAGCATTTGAAATTCACCCGATATCCAAAGCGTGATGCGATCCGGGATTATTTTCCTCTGCCGAATGAAATTTTCAGCTTGGGTCTCAGCACCGGTGAGATTGCAGTGTATGCGTATCTGATGTACTGCGAGGACAGGAAAACATTTCAATGCCATCCGAGTTACAAGACGATTGGCAAGGCGGTCAGCATGAGCAAAAATACCGTCAGGAAATATGTGGACAGCCTGATTGAAAAGCGATTGATTACTGCCGAACCGACCTCCGTCATCACCCAAAAAGGCGAAAGGCGCAACGGCAATTTGCGCTATACGATACGCCCGATTGGAGAAGCGTTAGAGCAGTATTACGAGCAACAACTGATACGGCTGCACGAAGAAACACGGCGGCGGATAGCTTTGAAAAAGCTCGCTGAATTTGACCGCAAACATGGAAAATCGGCGGTATAACGGCAGTTTTACGTTCCGTACGAAAATAAGCAGGAGAAAGCGAGGGGTTGCCTTGCTTTCCCCTCGCAGGGAACAGCGTACGGCAACGCCGACCGCACAAGGCTTTGTATGGCTTTTAAGAACGGTTATAAAAGCTTCAATTTAGGGGTTGCGGCGATAAAAACCTCGCTGATTTAGGGGTTGCGAATTTTACCGCAAATTTAGCTGGATATTCCGCCATGTATGTGGTATTGTGTTCGGCTGGCGAGAGCCCTGCTAGGAGGTGATACCATGGCAAAACGAAGACCGTCGGGAGACGGTATGGTGCGCAAGCGCGATGACGGACGGTGGGAAGGCCGCATCGTTGTCGGTCACAAAAAGAACGGCGATCCGATTCACCGCTATGTGCTTGCCCGAACACAAAAGGAGTTAATCGTAAAGCTCCACGACTGCATCGAGATGTACCGCGATGCCGACCTCACCGAGGATTCGAATATGACGCTCGGCGAATGGCTCGACCGATGGATCAATGAATATATGATCTTCACGATTCGCGAGAGCACACTGGATTCTTACAAAGCGATGATTAAAAATCAAATCAAACCGTATCTAGGAGACAGACCTTTGTCGGCGCTGACCACGCAGGAGCTTCAAAAATTCTATAACACCGTCAAAAAGAATGGTCGGGTGAAGCCCGACAGACGACACGGCACCGAGCTTGCCGACAGCATGGTGCGCGGTATTCATATGATGCTGCACGAAGCGCTGGATATGGCGGTGTGCCTACGGCTGATTGTTAAAAACCCAACGGTCGGCACAACGATTCCCAAAAACAATTATCCGACGAAGCAGATACTCAATGACGAACAGCTTGACAGATTTATGAAACGCATTCGGCAGGATGAGCGGTGGTACGATTTCTTCTACACCGAGTTGACAACAGGTCTTCGCCGAGGTGAAATCTGCGGACTGAAGTGGGAGGACTTCGATGCGGAAAACGGAAAGCTGAAAGTGAGGCGCTCGGTTGCTAAAAGGAAAGGCGGCGGATTGAATATCGGCGAAACCAAAACCGAGACGGGAACGCGCACGATTGTCCTGCCGCCGAGCACTGCGGAACTTTTGCGGAAGCGAAAAGAAACGGCAGTCAGCGAATGGATATTCCCGAATATCTATGAGCCCGAAAAACCGATGCACCCCGACTATGCTTACCACCGATTAAAAACACTGTTAAAACAGGCGGAGCTTCCGCTGATTCGGTTCCACGATCTGCGCCACACCTTCGCCACTCACGCGCTGGCGGGCGGCGTGGATGCGAAAACCCTGTCGGGAATCCTCGGGCATACCAACGCCAGCTTTACGCTGGACACCTACACCCATGTGACCACCGATATGCAGAGAAACGCTTCCACTATCGTGGGGAGCTTTATGGATGAGATTATGCTTGAAGGAGATGATACCAATCGCTAAAAAAAGAAAAAATGGTGAGGGCACATTACGCCTGCGTAAAGACGGTCGGTGGGAAGGAAGAATTGTTGTCGGGTACAATGAGAAAAGCCTGCCTATTACAAAATGCGTAACGGCGAAAACAAAAACAGAATGTTCCACTAAGCTCGAAGCGCTGAAAGAACAGTACGGACGCTCTTCCGACAGAATCAAGGCGGATATGCCGTTCGGGGATTGGATCGACTTCTGGTATCAGACCTACTGTCGGCACACTCTCCGCATTACCACAAGAACCGACTATGATAACCGCATTTACAATCATATCATTCCCGAAATCGGAAAAATTCCGCTGAACAGGCTGTCACAGTCGGATTTACAGCAATTCTACGCAAAGGAAAAGACAGACGGAAGAAAACTGCATGCAAAAACTTACGGAAAGGGACTTTCGGACAGAACGATAAGGGGGATACATGCCAACTGCCGCACTGCTTTACAGCGGGCGGTGCAGGAGGGCTTAATTCGCACCAATCCCGCCGTCGGCTGTAAGCTGCCACCGAAGAAAGCACGGGAGATGCAGGTGCTGACGCAAAACGAGATTCTGCGGTTTCTGCATCAAGCAAAGGAAGAAGGCTATTATGAACTCTTTCTGCTGGAGCTTGGCACGGGGATGCGGCGCGGTGAAATATTAGCACTCAAATGGAGTGACCTGAACTTCAAAACAGGAGAGCTGCATATCGAGCGGCAGGTGTATATCATCAGGGCGGAAATAATTATATCGGCGCCGAAAACAAAAGCCTCAATACGCACTGTTATTCTGCCGCCGTCACTCCTCAAAACTCTCGCAGTGTATAAAGAAACGGTGGATTCGGAATGGATGTTCCCGTCACCGACGGATAACGGCAGACCGAGAAATCCGTCATCGGTTAGAAAACGGTTACAACTGATCTTGGCACGGGCGGGTTGTAAAAAGGTGCGCTTTCACGATCTGCGTCACACCTTTGCTACCATGGCGCTGGAGCACGGTATGGATGTGAAAACGCTCTCGGCAACCATAGGTCATGTGTCCTCGGCAACCACGTTTGATATTTACAGCCATATCACCGATACTATGCAAAGGCAGACGGCGGTGCATATTGACCGCAAAATCGGCAAAACGGACGCACAGATGCCCGTGGAAGAACAAACACCCGAGGCGACGGCGAAGCCGCCCGTAAACGCCCCGTGTGCGCCCACAGAACCCCATCCCGAGCCCATACCAAGAAAGATACGCAAATCCGGCACCGGATGCCTGTATCAGATCAATGACAACATCTGGGAAGGCAGCTTCTTCCCACGCCTGCCCGGCGGCAAGCGAAAGAAATTCAACGTCTACGCCGAAACCCGCGATCAGTGCGAAATCAAACTCGCAGAGATGATCGCCCAAAAAAAAGCGGAGATCGCACAAGAAAAAGCAAAACTAAAAGAGGGCGCCAATTAAGGCGCCCTCAAAAATTGGTTTGCAGTAAACAAAGAAAAATATTTTTATAAAGTTCTGCTATATTACAAGGTGCACACAATTAGTGCAAATGATAGATTTTTTGATGTGTTTTACTTATCGTTAAAACATATACTACGCAGTTTTCCCTCTATTTCAACAATACTATTTTCGGATGGTTCTTCTTTATTCAACGGTATCGAAAAGAATTTCCAACCACTCTCAAAAAACAATTCGTCAATAATAGTAATGTTGGTTGATTTGAACAGCTTTTTTGAACTTCTTCTTATGGGGGTCGCTTCTGAAAGGAGTATTACATTCACTGGAATTTTAATCTTTGATTGCATATATGTCATAAATTTTCGGGTTGTTGAATCAACAATGAAAACAACATATTTGAAATCAGATAGTTTGTCAAGCTCTAAACACTCAAAATTTGTATAAGTAACTTTAAATCGTTTGGATAGAAAATCGGTTAGTATTCTAGTAGTGTATTTTTTGCTTCCAACAATCAATGTTGGATTGCTGATTGCTAAATTTTGTTGTTTTTGTTGACAATCAAAAACATGTTTTAGTAATGTTCCGTCATCACGTTCTTGCTTATATTTTTCCGTGGCAGATTTTGTATCCAAAGTTGTTGAAGTGTATTCCGTATTAAATTTCAATTTTTTGATTTTTGAGTATAATGATGTGAATTCTGTAACACCTTTATTTGTGCCTTGTAATAAAAAACAAGGACTTTCATTTTTTTCTTTTGATTTATACCAATTTAAAAGGTCGTTACTTTCGATGATTCTAATATATTCTATAAGTTCGGTGTAGTCGGAATAAAAATATTCGAAATTTTTAATTTGCTCTACGACCTTGTTTATTTGAATTATCTTGTCTTTGATTATTCTATTGGGTGTTCCATAACTGTGGACGGCTGTTTTCCTCTTTCCATTTGAGTAATAAGTTGTAGTGAGATATGATATCTCTTGATTTGCGATTATGGTTTCGCCATCGAGAATTAAAAAGTCTTTATTGGTCAACTCATTTAAGTTTGGGTTGCGTTCATAAACTGAAACTATTATAGAGATTATTTGTTCCATATATTCTAGTAGCCTGTTGACTTGGGGACTTAATAACTTCTTGGCTTTATGTATTTTAATTTGTTCAGGCACAACGTCAACTATAAAGTAGAACAACGCACTTAATATAAAATCCATTGCTAAATCATAAATGAAACTGAATTGTTCTTGTGTATGTGGCGCTGTGATAAAAAATGATTTAATAGGATTAGGAAGAAATTCGAATACTGGCATTGATGAGAGTTTTATTGCAATCACTAGACACAGTATGGTAATGATAAGCAACGCATAATTGATACGTTTTTTCATAGATACCTCCACTCATTGTTAATAGTTCTTTAAAACATTCGGTTATTAGAAGTTTTTTTCAAGAGAAACTTTTAATGTTTAAATCAGAAAACGAGTCCGAACTTTTTTAATTCGGACTCGTTAGCCTGGTCGGAGTGACAGGGTTCGAACCTGCGGCCTCAACATCCCAAATGTCGCGCGCTCCCAACTGCGCCACACCCCGATTTTGTATTGAATTTTTAGGTTTTTGCGTGTAGGTGGTCAAATCTGTGGTCAGGCACGGTTTTGACCGTTATTTTTTGTTTTCCATACCGCCCGAAATCTGCACGTTTAAAGGGCTTTCGGCGGTTGGCACCGATAAACGTCAGAAATGCCGTCTATGCTCCCAAACCACCCGCGCTCCCAGCTGCGCCACACCCGGATTTATTTAATTTTTGTGATTTCAGTATCTGTGGGATACTATGTGGTCGTTGCCTTATTATAACATAAATTAACGAAAAAATAAAGAGCTGAAACCGCCGTGTGTAAGGCTTTGTTGAGGATTTGCGGAAAGGTCAAAAATGTGTCCGTCTACGCTCCCAAACCGCAAATACAATCTTAAAAACATTCGATAGACACTATACTTTTTTCAATTTTGAGCCACCTGCTGAACCACCTTGATTTTAAAATTCAAATAAGCGAGGGGCTAAACTTATATATGCTATTCTTTTGTGTCTGTATCGGTTTTGTTTTCAACTGTATTTTTCAATCGGCGGACGATATTTACAAGGAATTTCGGAATTGGCGTGCCTAACTCCGAGAGATTTTCGAGAATTGAGATTAATTCGTTGATGATGAGCCAAATTGTTACAATTAAACCGCAACAATATGTGACACCTATATTTACATTTGCCGCCGCTAAGCCTGTGCAGATTAAATAATCGACAACACCCGCAACAACCACAAGAACGAGATAGCTTGCTTTTTTCAAAATTCCAATTAAACCTGTTTTACTTTTTAATTCGCCGTTTCTGTACGCCGATGTCAATCCTGTAATATAATCAATAAGCATTACAGCGATGAGCACGAGAATTGGGATAAGTAAGATATTAAAATATGATATCAGAGCACCGATAGCTACTGAAACAGTAGCCTGAATAATATTGTCTTTCATAGTTTAGTTATACCTCCAAATCAAGTTAAAGTAAGCTCAATACGGTCAATAGCCTTGCCCTTTGTTCCTGCGTAGACGTCCTGCTTACTGTCTTTTTCGTCATCGTGCTGCCAATCGTAATAGTCTTCATTAACTGCAGAAACTCTGTATGTAGCCTTATAGTAGCTGCCGTGTGCGGACTTAACATCAGCAGGAGTTGTATAATAAATCTGTACAGCATCAATATCCATTCCGAGAATACCGGCATAGCCGTTTACATCATCATTAAGATTAAAACCTGTAACCCAGCTAAGCCTGTTACCGCCTTTAATATGCACTCTGTACTTAATCTTACCTTTTGTTACTTTGATTGCAAGACCGCTGATTGCCTCGCCGGCAATGCCTGCGAAGTCTGATAAACCTTTTACAGTTGGTAACCACTTACCGTCTGCAAATACGCAATATTCAATCGTAGGTTTATCATCTTTTTCAACTTTTGATTCCTCTTTGCTTTCAGAGTTACTCTCAAGTTTATTTAAAAACTGTTCTCTCCATAGCTTGTCTTTAGCAGCTGAACCGCACCAAAACCCCGGGCAGATTTTGCCGTTTGCGTCATAATGACGAATCACCCTCTCTTTACTGATTTTGTACTTTCTCATAAGTCGCTGAGTAAGCAGAATTACATTCTCAAGCGTTTTTCCCTTGCACTCACTTGTTGAGCCTGCAATCTCAATGCCGATTGAGCGACAATTAATATTCCAGTCACCTGCGTGCCAAGCAATATTTTTGTCAGCGACAGATCGTACAACTGTTGTATCATCGACAAAATAATGTGCAGATGTTTCAACTACATTATTCTTAAAGTAGTTACCGTTGTTTTCTGCTGTGTCACCGTTGTTGCCGGTGTAATGAATAACAAGTGTATCAATTTCCGAAGATTTTCTGTTGCTCTCTGTGAAATTACCTTTATTGCACCATATTTCTTTAAATTTATACGACATATTTATACCTCCCATACAGCCATAACTGCGTTGTAGTAATCTTCCGAAAGCTCGGCTTTAAGTATTTCCCTGTCGTTTTCACAATTCATATATGCGTTTCGAACATTACCGCCGACCTGCATTTCTGTGCCGCCGATTTCAATAACCCTCTGTCTTAATACGCTCACTCCCTCTTTTGTAAGCATATCAAGCGTAATTATTTCTTTGATTTCCATAGTAATTCGCTCCTTATTTGATTATGTATGTAATAATGAAATTGATTTTTTTCGCCCTCTGCAAATTTGTCAGTTGAGCTGACATAAATCCAAGAGCCGTCTATTCTCACATTACGCAATTTATTCTTTGTAGAATATACGGCAATACTTGCAAGTTTACTTTCTGTTTTTGACGGGAACGGCAAACCCGACATTTGCAAATAGTTTGTATCCGCCAACATACTTGTAATATTTACAGACACAGTAACTGCGTCGCCGTTCTTTACATAAACGAATTTTCCCGCACTGCCCTCATAAATTGTCTGCGCCGGAGATAATTCTCCCGAACCGATTTCGTTATTTGCCGCATCATATTTGTCTGCAAGCGATTTTTCTATATCGGCTTTGTTCTGCACAACGGTCTGCCTAAGCGAATTAACACTGTTATACACAGTGCCGCTCGTTACATAGTTAGGACTGTTCTTCAATAATTTTTTTGTATTAGTGCCCATTACTGCTATATCCACACTGTTGCTGTAGATACCGTCGTCCATACGATTTAAGTTTGTTGCGTTCAGCGCCGGAACAGCTCCGTCAACCCAATTAATTTTGCTGTAACTCATTTATCTCATCCTTTCCTAAATATTCTGTACCTTCTGCCGTCAGTCTTACTCTCATACCGTTAGTGCCTTTCAGCGTTCGTTCAAGTATAAAACTGTCGACCGTTTCCGTGTCCGTAAAGCCTGTTTTTATGCTCACCTTGTCGCCGCATTCGAGCCACCACCTACCGTAAACATCAGCTTTAAAAGGCCTGTAAGCATACAAATTGTAAAAGATGTAGTTGTTACCTTTATTATCGTTAAAACTTGTAACAATACCTGCAATGTCTATACAGCAAGCAGTAATTATGTTGTCTGATATATACCAACTTTGTTTTTCTTCTTCTGTATGACCGTACGAAAAATAGCTGTCCTTGTTGTACTTAAACTTAATAAGATTAATACTGCGTGTTGTGTATTCCTCAAAGTCGAGGTTGCTGTAGTTGTCAACGACCTCGGTTTTAGGATTTAAAATTTGAATAAACTTTATCTTGCCCTCTCCGCTCATAATTGCAAAACAAGCATTAAGTTCGCAGTACGCACTCAACAAGTCCGATATCGTGGTTTTGTCATTGAAAATCGATTTTACAAGATCCAATTTCAGTGACAGCTCATTGCTGTCATTAAAGCCTGTAAATTCGTTTTCGTAATCATAATCCTTTAAAAAGCTGCTGCAGAGATATACTCTCAAATCATATAAACTTATTTTTGGCGAATAAATCGCAAGGCTTGTAAAGTAGTTGTAAGCGTATTTTTGCGAAGCGAGGTATAAATCGTCATATGCGATAATTTCCTTTACCGCCCTGTTTTTCTGTCTTGATGAGCTGTTGACAGTACCGCAGAATAGCGACACCTCAATAACTCCAGACTGATAACCGCAATATAAATCTGCACTCGGCAATACTGTATCCGAGGGAAATAAAAGCCCCTTGCTGTATGACTGTTTCATTATAACTTTAATGCGCTTGCCGTTGAGCTCTGTGTCAACATTTATCACTCTTACAGTAAGCTGACCCGCAATACAGCCGCCGAGTTTAAACTCCTTGCCGTCACTGATTGCCTGCGTAAGTTCAAGACTTTCAGATACAATATTCGCGCCAGTGATGTCTTGAATATCGTCGTCAGGAAAGCTGATAATTATTTCCCTTTGCAAGCTGTCGTTCAACAGTTGCTTTTTGACCTCATCTGTTAAATTTATCATACCGCACCCCCTTAATACTCAATAAGTTCAATGCTTATCGGGTTGTAGCGGATGTCTGTCTTGCTTGCGTCCATAACCGAAAACTCAATATCGGGAATATAGAAATATCCGCTGTCATATGAGTTGGTTTCATCGTTCCAGTAGGTAACATAGCATTTGCGTTGTACTGTGTTCACGATTGCAGAATTAATAATATTCTGCATATTGATTTTCTCGTTCAAGTGCAGAATGTGGGTAGAAAAAGTAATGCTTGTCTTACCTGTCGGCAGTGTTGAACGCTGTAAACTGCCGTTATCGTCACGCTCGGCATCGTTGTCCATACGCTGATCAGGTGTTGACGAATATTCAGCGAAATAGTTATTAGGAAATTCGGTATTTCCGAATTTTAGTAAATAACCTTTATAATTTGACATACTGCACCTCCTTTACGCAAATGCCGATTTGCCGTTATGGCGGTTTTTATAAAGTTCGTTTTGCTTTACGATTTCGTTAAAAATATCATTGCCGTTAATTTCAGCGACAAACTGATAGTAGTTACCGCCATTGTTTCTGAATATTACGAACATCTCATACAGCTTTTTAAGATACGACAGAATTTCGCCGAGAATTACCGTATCCTCGCCGTTAGAAGTATTAATCATACCTTGTAGCTTGCTAAGCGGCGCAATAACTTCCGGATTGCCCGAATTAGCTCCTGCGTTATCTCCGACTACCGCAAGTGTCGGTGCTTTGACAAGTCCGCCTGTTGCAAGTCGTGGAATGAGAGGCGGATTTTCAGGCATTGAAAAACTCCAATCCTGTCCGATGATAGAACCAATAGCCCCTGCAATTCCGCCGATTGCATCGATAACACCCGAAACAAAGTTATAAATGCCTGTCCACAAACTGTTGATACCGTCAATGATAGCATTTACAATAAATTTGAACACAGCACCGATACCATCCCAAATGCCCTTGAAAAAGTCGTGAATACCTTGCCATGCTTTTTTCCAATCGCCTGAGAAAACACCTGTGATAAAGTCAATAAGACCGCCGAATGTTTTAAGAATTGAATTAACCAATCCACCGATGAATGTAAACACATTATCAAACACTCTTTTTACAGCATTGAAAACGTTCTGAATTTTAGGACCCAAAAAGCTGACAAGTCAGTTTACAAGCGGTGACAGGAAGTTATTCCACACGGTTGAAACGCAATCTGCAACCTTGCCGAAGAAGTTTATTGCTCCCTCAAAAACAGGTTTCAGCCAATTTTCCCACGCTGACCTTACAATTGCCACGATAAAATCCCAAGCAGGCTTAATCCATTGATTGTACACATTCATCAGTGTTGTGCCGATATTAAGGAACATATCACACACATTCTGAAAAATCTCAGAACCGCCCTCGCCGTCCCACCAGCCAAGCAGGAAGTTACCGATGTCTGAAAATACGCCGCCCACGAAGTTCATAACATCTGCCATTTGAAGTTGAATATTGTCAAAAAATTCTCCGATAGTTGCACCGTCATTGTCAATCCATTTTACAAGTGATTCGGTAGCTAAACTAAAGCCCTCCGAGAAAATCGTTCCGACCGCACCGCCGAAATCTGTAAAACCGCTGAGCAGATTTGAAATTGCGTCCTCCATTTGTGGGCGAACTCTGTCAACGCTCTGCCCGATGACATCAAAACCCTTTTCAAAGAATGTCGATAAATTATCGTAGCCTTTGCTGAAATTATCGCCAATGGTTGTAATAAAGCCGTTGATTTTATTCTTGTCTTTATCAAGCCATTTTGCAACACCGCCCGTCAGTGTTTGCAGCCGTTTACCGCTAACCTGTACCACTCCGCCGACAAATGAACCTACCGCACCGAATGCAGATTTACCGACCTTTTGCACCTGTGTAAGATAATTTTGAGCTATCGGAACAGAATTTTTGAATATCGACTCACAATTTTTGCCGATAGCTGACCAATCAACCTTATTAATGCCCTTTTGAACATTATCCACAAAGCCTTTGAATCCGCTTTTTTCGTATAAATTTTTAAAAGCACCCGAAACACCGCTGTTTGTGTCTTTAACAACAGTATTTGCGACAGAAGTACCATTGCTTGCCGATGTGCTGCTTGCGGAAGTATCAGAACCGCCGCTATCTGATTTAGTAATAACATTCAGCTTGTCAAAACCTGCAACGCTGTTCTTTGCTTTTTCGGAACTTTTCTGAACATTATCAAGTGACTTTGAACTGTCATCTGCCGTATCCGTAAGGCTTTTGGCAGAATCGGACGCAGATTTGATATTGCTTGCGGTGTTGTTGCCTGTATCCCAGCCGAAGACCTTTGAAAGCGATTCAACCGCACCTTTGGCATATTCCGTTAAAGTTGCAAGTGCGGAACTCAACCGCTTTACAACCTGAGTTGCAACCTGGAGAATAGGCTGACCGACTACGGCAAGCAACTGATTCCAACTCTCTTTTAAGTTGCCTGTTACATTCTCCCAACCGTCTGCTTCACGGCTTGCCTGTCCCATAGCACCCGAAAGCTGATTAGCGTCCTTGACCATTTGCAAAAGCGTGAGCTGTTTCTGCGATTCCGACAAATCCGTAAATGACTTGCCATACAGCTTATTAGCCGCTGCGTTTCGTGTTGTTTCTGTACAAGACAGACCAAGTGCGGCGTCATTTTCAAAGTTACCTTTAAGAAACGACTTAAGACTTTCTGCGGTATCTTCAAGCGAACGGTCGTAATATGCCGCACTGTCGGCTGTTACCTGTAAAGCCTCTTGCATCATATTAAGAGCATCTGCACTGTCCATACCCGTAGTTTTTGCAAATGCATAGATACTTGTACCCACACCCTGCAAGCGTGTTTTCAAAATACCGCTGTTTTTAGATACCGTAGCAATAGCACTTTCAGCTTGTGACTGCATTGAGCCAAATGTTTGTTCAAACTGCGAATTTGCGGCATTAACCTCTGCCGCCGATTCAATGCACTGCTGACCGAAATTCTTAACAGCGGCAACCGAAAAAGCAGCCACAACCGCTGTACCGAGTTTTTTTAACTTAGCAGACATCTTATTGCTTACGCTGTTTGCCTGCTCCTGCACTGCATTAATCGATTTAGTAAAGCCTGACGAATCAAGCACAAGTTTCAGACCAATTTCGCCAACTGTAGTAATCATATAATCACACTCCTTTCTGTAAAATTAAAAGGGCATAACGAAATGTGACACCCTTGTGGTATAAAAACAGCGCACACCCGAAGATGTACGCTGTATAATTTGATAAAATTTTAGCCACCCCGTTTGGAGTGGCTTTTACAATGTTATAATACTTAGCATTTATTAAATATTACCAAAAATATACACAAAAGTCAAGAATTTCATTAAAATAAACAAAATTGTATGCAATATTTACATATTTGCAAATATCATTTCAAAGTCATGCAAGGCTGTGTTTATGTCAGCCTGCGTGCGTTTATTTGCTGTGCGTGAACGCCACTTGTTGCGTATTTTATGTTGAGATGATGTAAAGTTCTTCAAAACATTTTCATCGTTTTCAAGGCGAATTTGAGCCGTTCTTGCAAGAGGCGTGTCAGCTCCCAAGCCACACAGCAGAGAGCTGAACTCCGCCCAAGTCATCTTTTTAAAATCTTCGGAGTAAATGCTCACCCCGTACTCTGACTTAAAACTCGATACGATTAAATCGAAATCATCTATTAAGTCGTAGCCGGGGTCTGAATTTCCCCCTCGCTGTCCTCGTCAGCAATAAGCTCCGTTGCTGTTCTGATGAGCGTTGAGAGGTCGGCAAACGAGAGATGAAGTTTTGCAATTTTTTCTCTGTTCTCCTCATCAAAAAGAAGCTCAAGAGCCGATAAGATGTCCGATGTTTTTACGCCGTCCTCGCTGTCAAAAAGCGCAACCGTCTTAATGAAAGAAATTGCGTCGTTGTTGACCTCAATTTCTGTGCCTTTGATAACAAGTTTTGGCTTTTCGTCAAAATTAAGTTTGTTTGTAATATCAATAATTTTTGACATACTTTATACCTCCTTAGGCTGCAGGTGTGTATTCGGGCTTGCCGTTTGACATAACCTCAAATTCAAGAGGTGCAACACTTGTGCTTGCGGCTGCACCGTTTGCTGTTACAGAGATAACCGCATTCTTGAAGAGTACGCTTGCACCGTTCGGGAAAGTCCACTTAAACGGAAGCTGTACGGCTGTGCCGTTCTTAAACGCAAGCTCTGCGATTTCATCGTTGCCTGCGTCACCGATTGTACGCTTGCCCTTTACAGAGATTGTAACGCTCTTGGCTGTCATAAGTCTTGACTTCCAACCCTCGTTCTCAAACGCTGTCCATTCCTCAACGCCGTTGTCAAATGCCACCGAAAACTCCTCACAATTTGCGATTGGAGTTGTGGCTGTGTCTGTGCCCGATTTACCGATTGCAAACTGATTTTCGTAGCAAGGATAAACTCCGCTTGATACTGCCATAATTATTTACATCCTTTCGTAATAAAATTTAACTTCAATGACTTGCTCATAAACGCCCTTGTCGTCTGTGCCTACATCGACAGGCTCGGGTGTGAGCAGTTCAATAATATAAATTGTGTGTTTGTTGATTTCAACATCTTTTACACTGTAAAGCGTTTCAAATAAATTGCGTGCCTGTCGCTCCGTTTCATTTGCGTTGTTGTTCCAATGCAAGAGTAAAGACACGCTGATTGTGTTGTATGTACTCTCGTCACCAATCGCCCTTACAGGAGCACCCGACTGCTTGAGAGAGTACACACCGAGGGACTTATCTTGTTTGTTATCGAGTTTACCGATGTAGTAATGCTCTGCTTTAAAGACAGTCTTTAAAAAGTCCCTTATGTCAGATAAATAAATCAAAGTCCTGCCTCCTGTTTGTAAAATCGAGCAAATGCCTTTTGACAAAAGTTTTGCCGTGTACCGTCCTTAAGCCAAGGCACAAGCCACTTGCCGCCGGCGGCAATGTTTTCCTCACGGCTGAAATTATATTCGGGATGAAAATACAACCGTCTGGCATACGGTGTACTCGATACGATTTTTGTTTCGCCCTCGGAAAGATTTGTGTAATCGGCAAAGGTGCTTTCGTTCTGCAAATTACCTGTATCAAAAGGCATAACCTGACTGTTTTTAATCTGTGTAAGCAATGCGTCTGTGGTTTTACGCAATGCCGTTTGCTGTGCTGTATCGAGCTGTTTTAGTACAGGCAGATTCAGCTTGATTTTTGATGTTACCGAAAAAATCCCATTAAATCACATCCAATTCCGTATAATTCACTGTACCGTCAGGATTGCGGTGTTTAATGCCTTGTACGATGTTACGCTTTACTCCGTCAAGCACTACAAAGCCTGCGCTCAAAGTCGGCGTGTCGGGAGCAATGTCACCGTCAAAAAGCAGCACTGCAGACACCTGCACGATTTTCTGTTCTTTTGTGTATATGGTCTTTGCTTTTGACTGCATATTGCAATGAGCATTACCCGCAAACAAATTAGTGTTCGGCAATAAGGTGTCTGACGGGTATATTTCTCCGCAGCGGAAAGCAACAACAGGAGAGCCGTCCTCGGTTATTCCCTCACCGTAGATTGTGACCTCGACAGGAGTTTTACAGAACTGCTTTTTTACAAGTGACGGAAATTTCAAAACATATCACCTCATATTGCAGGATAACAAAGCCCTGTTGATTTAAGCAGAGAGTAAAGGTCCGCAGGAATTGCCACGCCGCTTATGCACATCAAATTCCAACTTGCGCCAAACTCCATACCCACACCGTTGATGTTGTAATTTTTCAGATAGGAAGAAATCATATCGGCATTTTCTTTTTCAAAAGCAGTAAGTCTGCTATGCACTCTGCCGATGATTCTCTTCTGCATTTCTGAAAGTCTGTCATAAACAATGCGGTTAAAGGTCAGAATGTCGATGTGCTCGGCGGAGATAATGCTGTTTTCATCTCCGCCCTGCTGTTCAATGTAATCCGCAAACATAGATTTATTCCTTTGTGTCTGATTTGATATTCTCTTTAAGCTTTTTGTTTTCGGCTTTGAGCTTTGAATTTTCTTTCTTCAAAGTATTGTAATCATCAACAGAAATTTTCTTGCCTAAGCCGTATTCTTTGATTTCACCATTGTCGTCCTGAATATCATAACCACGAGATACATAAGTCTTAGCTTCCTCATCTGTATTGACTGTATATGACTTATTGTCTTTAATTGCTTTCATTTTTGCTCACCTCGCTTTAAGCCTCTGCGTGAATGATTACGCCCTGCTTCATAAGTTCATCAATGGCAAAAGTACCATTTAATCTTCTGTTCTGATATATATAATTATCAGCTGTTCGGCTGTCAGAACGCGGAGTATAGACATTGATATATGAATACTTAACTCTTGATACCTGTGCTTCCGGGTCAATAAGAATATAGTCAATCTGCTTAGCTGAACTGTCAGCAACACAACCGTTTGTAAAATCAAACAAAGACTTCATTCTTGAGCTTGGCACTTCTACAATCTTATCAATATCATCAACGGAACGAACACGGCGGTCAATGCCCTTTGCGGAACTGATTTCAAGTGTTCTCTGAATACCCTCTGCATTCTTCAAAAGCTTTTTGTACTGTGGTGTCGCATAAAGAATAACCCTGTCGAGCGGTACACCCGCTTCGGCAAAAGCCTCAAGGTTATCATCAAAATCTGCAAGCACATTCGCCGCAGTTAATGCAGTAGTTTTTACTGTTGCACCAACTCGCTTAGCTTCTGTATAAATCTTGCTGTAAGTATAACAGTCGAGTTCAGGTATAGCCTGTGTTTTTTCAAAGCGTGTCTGAATATTTGCGATAGTTACTACCATATTTGTTTCGTCAACATCAATAGGGTCGATAGCAAACTCAATATCTCTGTCGTGGTCAAGGGTTTTGGTTTCGTAACCATTTGAATATGTACCCGAATTAAAACCGCCTGCACCTCGTGTATGGTCTTTATAACCGCTGACCGAGAGTTTCGGGATTTTAACATCCTTACCGTTGATAATCTGAATGTCAGAGTTTGAGTGGTAAAGGTCATCACAAGTAAGGGCTTGACCGTACAATTCTCTTAAAACATTACTGAAAATAGTTGCGTATTCTAATACTGCCATAATTATTTACCTCTTTTCTTACTTTTTCGATTTGATGCCGAAAATTCCTCTTAAGGCATCTTCTGTTAAATTTTTGTTGCCGTTACCGTCACCGCCGATTTTCTGAACACCGCCAGCGTTTTCGCTTGCTTTTGCTTTGAGTGCAGGAATATCGTCAAGCACTTTCTTAACCGCCTCGGTCAGCTTTTCTGTGTTGATTTTGCCGTCTGCCGTTACAGCCGAAAAATCTGCCATTTTAAGCACATACGGAATACTTGCAATATCTACACCCTGTTTTACGGCTTCGAGAGTTGCCGACTGATTGACTTCTGCCGTGAGCTTTGCGTTGTTTGCGGATTCAACTTCCGACTGCATTTTCGCAATGTCGGGTGTGTTCTTGGCTTTCTGCTCCTTAAAAGCACCGATTGCCTGTTTCATCTCATCTGCTGACAATCCCTGCTCCTTGAAGTATGACTTTAAAACCGTGTCCTCTGTCACGCTCTGCTTGCCGTTAATAAGACTTGCAAGCTTGTCATAATCGAATGCAGGTGCAGGGTTGCCCTGCGGTGTCGGCTGTGTTTCGTTTGGGTTAGGTGTTGGGTTATTTTCTGCCATATTTTATCAATCCTTTCAGTTATCGGGTGTCTCCCGTAATCAGTTTATAGAGTGTCTCTCTGTTTCAGTTTTGCACGGTGTCTCCCGTAGTTTAGCGTCTTCGGACAATAAAAAAGCACCTGTGCAGTCACTCACAAGTGCGTTTTAAATATGTTTTGTCAATTTTCTCTTAGGCTTGGCTTTTCCTCGGCAGGCACTTCCTCGACTGCCTCTTTAACATAGCCAAGTTCGATAAGGTCTTTTGCTCTGCTCTCGGAGCATTCAAAAACTTCATTAATCGGTCTGTTAATAAACCCCTCGGTCTTGTCGTTGAACGATGTAATTACTCTTACTTTCATTTTGTCACCGCCTTTCTAACCCGTCGATTTCGACGGGTTTAAATACAAAAAAGCACTCTGATTTCTCAAAGTGCTGATTTGATGTATTAAGTTTTATCTTGGCAAGTTATAGGCAAGTTAAAAAGTCCGAAAACAAGCCGTTTTTACGAATTGTAACCCTTTACGGGCAAGTTAAAATAACAAAACCGCTCTTTTTAGTGTTTAATTACCCTGTTTTCAAACTTCTTGTACGCATCAAAGTACATTTCGTCTTTGTCACCGTTGTATGTACACTCATAATACATACCGTCACAGAGCGTTGTTGACAGAAGTGCTTTGCTGTTTTGCAGTGTTTTACAAGACCAAACAACGTATACGCAAAAGTCGACTTCGCCGTCTGATTTATCAAGATGTTCTGTTGTATAGTCTTTTACTGTCCTTTTTGCAAGTTTCAAAAATTCTTCATTAGTCATTTCACATTTCCTTTCGCATAAAAAAAGCACTCAATCCGATTGATTAAGTGCTAATCTCTGTATTAAATTCACGCATAACAAAACCGCCCACAAGGAGCGGTTAGATTAAGCAATTATCTACCAAAGCATCATGAAGAGCTTTTTCTCTGATTTCAAGAAATTCTTCATATGCTTTTTTTACATTAGAAGGAGCTTTCTCTTCATCTAACACATACCTTAAACCGTCAAGTTTTAAATAGGGCTTAATAATCTCAAATTTCAAATTTTCTTGTTCAGAAGGTATTAGTCTCATAAAATCACTCTCCTAACAGTGTCTTTACTCGGTATTCATCAAAAATTTCATCAAATTCAGGTTTTATTTCCATCATTTTTCTATAGGCATACTCGCTTATATCACTTATATTATAACCGCTGTTTATCAATTTTTCAACCTTTGGAGCATAAATTTTATTAAGATAATCGCAATATGCGTTATAATCGGTAATTCCACCGAATTTGCGCTTGTAGTTCTCGGCATCTTGCCAATGAATAAGCTCATGAAGTACCGAACTCAATTCACTGTCAGGACATGCAAATGATTTCTGCAATTCGGCTAAATTCTTAGTTGTAAAATAAGCTGAATTTACAGTTAAAACATTATCGGTCGGTATGTAAGTTGCAACTGCATTATTGCCCATTTCTTCGGGCGATAATATGCAAATAGCAGGTTTATTTTCAGATTTGCTCTGACCGAGCATTTCATAAATCTTTGTAACATTCTTATCAAACTTATGGAATTGCTTGCGTTTCAGTTTTACTTTATCGGATAAATAAATATCATTACTGCCCGTGGTCTTATGTGCTTTTACTGTAATTTTTTTACCGCTGTTTTTTCTGTTAAAGTCTTTTTCTTCACCGCCGTCAACTACAGGCTTATAATATTTCTGCTTACTGTCGTCGATAGTAAAATCTCTTGTTTTTTCCGACAGTTTTTCTGCCCTGTCGTGCCACTCGTCTGCTCTTGCTTTAGCAAACTTCTTGTTATCCTCGTCAAGGCTGTATTTTGCCCTGCGGTCAAAGCGTTTGGCTTGCTTTTCTGCGTGCTGTTGCTGTACTTCAAGTCCTCTTTGGCGGTCAAGCTCTGCAAGCTCGTCATCAGAGAGAGGTCCGCTCAAATCGTCAAGTTCTGGGTAGTGGGTGCTTGTGCTGTCCTTACAGCGTGGGTGAAAAAGTCCCTCCGCTATGGCGGTTGAAAGCAGCGGATAATCGCCGTCCGACTTTTTGCCGTTTGAATACACATCATCAATAAACACCTTGCCGATATATTTTGCACAATCGGGGCAACCGCCCTGCCTTGCCGCTTTGCCTGCTGTAGAAATTCAGCCGTATAAACCAACAGCGGGGTAAAATAAAAGCACCTATGCAATCAAATGCAAGGGTGCTTAGTCTGCTTTATTTTTGTTGTCTTCAACCTCAATAACAAAACCTCTGTCAATAAGGCTTTTCGCTCGGTCTTTGGTACATTCAAAGACTTCATTGACAGGTCTGTTGATAAGACCGTTCATTTTATCATTAAACGACACAACTACTTTTACTTTCATTTTGTCACCACCTTTCTGATTTTGGGTATTAAAAAAGCACTCAATCCGATTGATTAAGTGCTGATAGGCTTAGATATAGAAATAGCCACTTATACAAGGTACAAGTGGCTTCGGATTGGTTGTTTGGCAGGCATCCCTTTCTCCTGCATCTCTCGAGATTGCTCCCTGTCAAACCATCGGCGTGTGGACGGGGACGAAATTTTCCACCTAAAACAACCTATCCAAAAAGACTAACAAAACCGATCTTGTTACGGAGCGGTTAGTCTTCTTCCAAATAGTCAAACTCATTTGACATTGAACGCTTTTTCTCTTCTTCTGAAAGTTCATCATTGCCAATAGAGTTTAGTATCTTTTTTATTACCGAATCATCTTCATGGAATATTCTTTTCACTCCAAATCACTCCTGACTTTACTGATAACGATAACAATTCGGCTGACTAAAACAACCATTTGACCTGATAGAAATACCGCATTTTTTACAACCGTACTTTAATGATTTTGCGCCCTTATTATATGTGTAGTAAATTGGAGTTTTACATTCCGGGCAACTCAAATTTTTAATATCATCTTCTGTGCCATCAAACAATATGTCTTCAATTTGTTGCCAACTCATAGTTCCACCCCTTAATTTTAAAGTATCGTTCTATAACACGATTTATGTATCTATGTCTTTCGTCATCGTTTGATTTATATAACTTTTTGTATCGTTTTGAGTATCTAGAGCGAATTGCTATTCTCGCTTCAAGTTCTTCATGCAATATTGAGTCTTCTAAAAACTCGGCACTACTATTATCTTGTTTGCCAATTTCAACTTTTACAACTTCTTTTACTGTGCCATCTGCAAACTCTCTAACAGTAGTTTTTCCATTAGACCTTATACGAGAGTTGTAAACAGGTTTTTCGGTAAAATTTATCCCTGACAAATCATCCTGTATTAACCGGTCAATTCTCTCTTGACTTGCAGAATATCTGCCGCTAAATCTTTCTTTACTTTCTTCTTTTAGTATATCACCTTTTGAAGAATTTGCAATATGTTGATTGCTGTTCATACCTCTGATTTTTCCGTCGTCGACATTCTTGATACCTCTTAACGGCATTTCGGCTTTCTTTGGTTTTGTAATGCCTTTTACGGTATTACTGCCGACTGTCACTCTGTCCCATTGTTGAGAAAGTCCGACGCTTTTTGAGAAGTTCACATATTCATCGGAAGTTTTTACATATCTTGCACGAGCGTTAATTATTGCTTGCTCGTCAGCCCCGCCTTCTTCAAGCAATTTTATTTTCTGCCTTTGCGCCCGCATTGCGGTTTCAAGTCTGCGCTGCCTTTGGGTTGTCTCGTACTTTGTGTATGTCTTGCCGTTGTATTCTACAGGCTTGTTTTCCTCTGCGTTCATCTTTGATTTCTTTCAAAATGCTGTCGAGCTTGTCGAGTGCGGTCTTGTCGGTTTCCTCTTTTTGCTTATCCCGCCACTTGTCGGGGCGACGGTTTTTCAGCCAAAATATTTGTGCCGTTGTGTTGCCCCCAAGAGCAGAGGATAACAACGCATTTTCAACTTCATAGTCCACAACCTCTTTGCCCTTTTTTAAGGACTCCGAAATCTCCGAATACTTTTTCTTCCACTCATAAAATGTTGATACTGTAATTCCTATATTCTTAGCTATCTGCTCATCGGTCAAGCCGTCCCTTGCCCAACCCTCAAGCAGTAATAAATTTTCTTCTTTAAGCCATTTTTCATACTTTCCTTTTGCCACCGTCACCACCTCTCTTTTATGTAAAAATCAGCAAAAGAAAAGACAGCACATTTCTGTACTGTCTTTAAACACAGGGCCCGGAGTTGCACCGGAATCTGTAAAAACTGTTTTCCTATTTAAACTATCCCCTGCGTTTATAATATTATATCAATAAATTTCTAAATATTCAAGTGTTTTCTTTTTCTTTCCCATTTATTCAATAATACACTTACATATTTCTGTTCTTTATCAGTCAATTGACGATCTCCAATTTCATTATGTTCATAGCCCAAATGAGTATGTGGCATCATTCCATTATGAGGTCTACCTTTAACGTCAATTTGTTTTATTCTTTCGCCGTAGTTGTCATAAAAAGTAACACTTTTTATGTCGCTCTGTTTGTCAAGAGTAGCATACACTCTATTTTTTGTCATAGCTTCCATAGGAGCTTTTATCTTTATACATTAATTCCGCCCCACAAAAGCAAAACCAACCTCAAGTGAGAGCGGTCTGCCGTTATTTTTGAAAAAGGAGAACTACAAAATGCCTCTTATTATCGATTTCTTCATTTTATATTATATCACCCTTAGAACGGAAAAACGGACAAATTACCAATGATAACGATTACACATTTTTCTTATGTTATCCGGTGTATTTATTCCGCCTGTATCAACTGCTATCTTCGCCCAGCTGTATCGCAAGCTAAGGTGCATAAACAAACAGTTCTCCACAAAATCGTCACGGGAGAGGCTGTTGAGCGCTGCGTTTCGGCGGATTTCAAGGTTTTGTATCTCCCTCTGAATATCTGCACCACCGCATTGCCGATTTTGTCAGATGTTTGACCTGCACTCGGTAAATCCGACATCTTAGGCGATGTATTGTCAGCCTCGGCGGCTATGCGTGCAATCTTAGCTTTTAACCTCGTAATTTCTCGGTTTATGTCTTTGATTTCTTTTGCGGTCAATCTTCTGCCTCACTTTCAAGCCAATGTTTTGTGCAGTCAATGCAGCTGCCGTTAAACTGATTTTCTTTAGGACAATCAACATCAAAATACCGTGGTATGCCATATGGACAATCAAAAAAGTCCATACAGCTGCGAGCCATTTCGTCAATTGACATCTGTTTGATTTTCTCGTAATTAGTCATTGTTATCATTCATCCTTTCAATTTTTTGTAAATAAAAAAGCAACCGTTCTAATCAAAAAATAAAAACGATTGCTAATAAAAAAAGAGCCAATTCTATATTTCTATAAAATTGACTCTGCAATAACAATATTAAATTTAATTAAAAAATGCTAAAAGCTGATTTTCATAGGTTCAAATCCTGTATGTTTGCAAAAAAAATTAAGTTTTGACATCTATTTAAACCTATTAAAAACGCTCTATAAAATGCAAAAAAGCCCGATTAAATCGAGCTTTTTTTGGGTGACATCTTTTTTGTTACCCTCTTATGGTCGAGGTGACAGGACTTGAACCTGCGGCATCTTGGTCCCAAACCAAGCACTCTACCAAACTGAGCTACACCTCGAAATTATTTAATTTTTGTCGCCTCAACAAGTCAGCTTCATTATTATATAACATAAAATTTGATTTGTCAACAATTATTTTTAATTTTTTTGAAACTTTCGTGATTTTTATTTTTCTTTAATTGACATACGCTGTAATGGGGTATAAAATATGATTACACTGATTAAATATATTACTTTGAAGGGCGGTTTTATATGTCTGACAATACAAAACTAAAAATCTCAAACGGGTTGAACGAGGATAAATATTCTGTAAAAAGCAAGTTTGTCAACTTCTTTTTGCTTGCGATGTTTACGCTCTTTCCCCTATTTTACACGGATTACTACTATAATATAAGACACGACAAATATTATTTTTTTCTTGTTGTCACTGCGGTGCTTGTTTTGATGATTGGCGCTGTTGCAATCACTAATTCCGATTCGCAAAGCGGAACAAAAGACAAAGCCGAATCCGTGCCTTGGTGCAAAAAGTTATCGTTTACAGACTATGCATTTGGTGCATTCATTTTGGTATGCACCGTATCCACTGTTTTTTCTCAAGATCCTGCCGATGCTTTCTTGGGTCTTAGCGGAAGAAACAACGGTTTATTGCTGATGATTTTTTATGCGGTGGTTTATTTTTTAATTACCAGATTTTTTTGTTTTAAAAACTATGTCTTTGTTGCCCTTGCAGGTTGTTCAATTGCAATATATCTGCTTGATATTCTCAACTGTTTTTACATAGATCCGCTTGGAATGTTTGCAAGCCTTACAGATGAGCAGACAATCACAAACTTTACCTCCACAATTGGCAACAAAAACCTTATGTCAAGTTTTATCTGCGTTGTTATGCCCGTAACCGTCGCTTTTTCGGTTATAAGCAAAAATCGTAATCACCGTATCGTTTATCATATTTCGTCCGCATTCGGTTATATGGCTCTTATGACAGCCGACAGCTACTCGGGTATACTTGGTCTTGGCACTGTTTTTGCCGTGCTTTTAATATGGTTTTCACGCAGCGTTGCAAGACTTAAAAGATTTTTCCTCGCAACAACAATTATGCTGTTAAGCGGCAAAATTCTTCGTTTGTTTTCCTTTTTTATAGGTGACAAATCAAAAGGTATCTCGGAATTTCAGAGTCTGCTTGTTTACTCAAAAATCATATGGGCGGCAATTGCATTGTTCGCAATAATTACCGCAATTTTATTTTTTGCAGACAGCAAAATTCCCGACAAGACTTTACCGCTTGCCGTTCCTATTATAATCGGCAGTATATTTGTTGCCTGCATTATTGCAATGCTTTTTGCCGTATATTATTTCAGTGTAATTGACACAAAAACAAATATCGGCTTTTTGAAAAGTTTTTTGAGATTTAATGACAGCTGGGGTACTCACCGTGGCTATATGTGGATAAGGTCTTTCTATATATTCGGAGATTTTTCTCTTTACAACAAACTTTTCGGATGCGGACCTGACACCTTTGCCACCGTGTTTGAACCGTATTTTGAGGGGCTTAAACATTACGGTGACAGCTCCACAAACTGTGCCCACAACGAATACATAAATTACCTTATTACTACGGGAATTTTCGGACTTGCTTCTTACCTTTCGATAATTTTCGGAGCGCTGAAAGGTGCGATTAAATCCGCAAGTAAAAATCCGATTGCAATTGCTTTTGCGGTATCTGTTATCAGCTATGCCGTGCAGGCTGTGGTAAACCTTGCTCAACCGATTACAACACCGCTTTTTATTATTTTTATTGCACTTTGCGAGGCAGTTGCCCGTAAGCAAAAAACAACTGAATAAGCACAAACAAGACAGCCTATATACTAAGCTGTCTTGTTATTTTTTACGCAGCTTTTCTGCGTGATGTATGCCTTGTTGCCGCATTTCGTTTCTTATTTTTTTGTTGAGATTGGGGCTTTTTGAACAATATTGACTTTACGGGATAACGCATAGCGTAGCTTATAATTACGAAAATGCAGACATTAACATATAAATCAGCGTCAGGCAT